ATGCCTAACACACTTTTAAGATACCCACTAGACCCCACTGGTGTCAATCCAGACAACTACGTCAATGCTGAACCTCATACATTGGAAAGTTTGAGAATCAGATCAATTGCTCCAACCTATGGTGGTTACTTTACAGAGTCGTTACGTGTCTTTGACAGTGTAACTAACAACATTTTGGTGCGCGGCGTTCAGTATTACTGCAGTGAGCTGTTGCAACATGAGACTGAGATCTATGCCAAAGAGATCTGTAACGTCATTGTAATTACTGACCCTACAGTCAGTTCGACAGTTCGGATTGACTACCAAGCTTTAGGTGGTCCTTACACACGTAGTGCAGACGCCATTATCAACTTGTACAACCTGTTTCTAAACGACAATCGTCCTGTCAGTTGGCCAAACATCATCAATAAACCTGATGCTTTTGCGCCTGGTCCTCACTTGCATGACATTGGCGATGTCTATGGGTTTGAATACTTAGTTGGTGCGATGGAGAGAATTCGCAATGCTATTTTGTTGGCTGATGTTCCGGGCTATGAAAAAGTACTGAACTACATTACCAACGAGATCAAGAGCATTCGTCAGACCTTCAGTGCGCAGATCAACCAACTCTCAGCGTTGTCTGACATTAGCCAACTTCCTGTTGCCACAGCTTTGTCAAACGGTACGATGTCAGCAGCTGATAAGGTAGCGCTTGATGCGATTCGTAAAGCATCGACCAATAGCGTTAAACAGTACATCTTGCCAGCTGGCTATAACATCGCTTACAAAAACACTTTGTCTTTTGTAGCAGAAGTTAAAGGAATTATTTTTGTAGTTTCAACACTTCAGTTAGCTTATCCTAACAGAAATGCTTTTTCTCATCAGCTGATCTTCAACGGCGTGACGCAAACAGGTGATCAAACAAGACTCCCGACAACACAATTTTCAAATAAAACAATACAGGCAGGTGAATCGATGACTATCGAACAAACAGTCACAACGCTTGTAGCTGAATCACCCGACGGTATTCAGCCAATTAGTTTTGGTTTCATTTACATGTTCATCCCTACTCCTTAAAAGATTATTTTTATGCACCAAGTCGTAATTTTTTCAAGTGATGGGGCTTACTTGGGCTACAAAGAGTACCAAATAAAGCCTGCCGTCTTACCATCGAACGAGTTCGTGGTCAACCCGAGCATGTTTGCGGAAAAAGAGTATCTCACTTTGGTCAATGGTTCGCCTTTCATCTCTGCTTTCAGACGCAATCAAGCTGATGTTGCAAAGTTAAAGCTTGCTGTTAAATCCTTTATTGAGACTAAAGCAAAAGAATTGCGCTACGATGATTCCGCAGAACTTGTGAGCTATGCCAACGATCATGCTAATCCTTCTTTTAAGAAAGAAGCTTTGGCTTTCATCGAGTGGCGTAGTGCCGTCTACAACAAGTTCTTCAAATTTGAATCTAGTAAACCTAGTGTCGTTCCAACAGCTGAGCGTTTCATGTTAGAAGTTGATGATTTCACAGTTTACTTAAGCAAACAAGGTTAACGGCATAAATACATAAAACTCAATACCGTAAAAAGTATTGAGTTTTATGCTCTTAAGTTTTTAAGTTGAGGTATTGTCGCTACCAGTTACTATAATCGCTCCGCAGCCTGCAACGTCTCCAGTCTTGATCACTCTCTTCCCGTTGCTTTTAAAGCTACCTGTGCCTGTTACAGAGGTCGTGCCGTGACCTTGGATAGGACACTGATGAAGATCTCCATCAACACAGACCCCTCTTGAGTTACAACGAAAGTTTGCACTGGCACTAACCATCAAACCACCGTGATCACTGGTGTCGTTGAGTCTTACAATTTTACTCATGATTTTTAGTTGATGTTAGTGTTAGGTGAAGAAACGGTTATTGCGCTACCAGTTACTATGACATTACCACCAGTGACATTGATGCTCTCTGCATTGACATTAACCTGATTGGATTTGAGATTAATCTTATCAATAGCAAACATGTCAATGACCTTCTTGTTGACATCTAGGATAGACCCGTCAGCGTTGTGAAGAATCAATCGTCTGTCTTTAGAATTCAGAACAATAAAGTTGTCAGCATCATCAGTAATTGTGATCACACCGTTTTTAGCATCAATCTGCACGTCGTAAGCAAATGGCTCTCCATCGTTTTTAGATGTGTGAATATGCATCAGCTTTCTGTGTGTGCTCACTTCCAAGTAGTAAGTTGACTCAGCAGTGTCTTCAACGTTTTCCTTAGAGTTGTTACTGAACGCATAAACAACGGTCTCTAGCCTTCTGAGCTTACCGTCATCGAACAAAGTGTTCCACCAGTACTTATCAGAGTCACCAAACTTGTAGAGCACTACTGTTTCTCCACGCCGGACATCTGGTGAAGTCTTTCTGTTGCTGTTGTTAATAGGAAGCCAAGTTGCTTTAACAGATGCAGTGGTGTTGACTTCAATGTTCTTAACTGAGCCTTGAGAGTCTTGTGTGCTGGTCTTGTACTTTTCAATATTGTCTGTTACTTCTCCGTTGAGCATAGGAAAATCCTCAACAGGACTTACCTCGATCACGTGGCTCTTGAGGTCTTTGTTTGCAGCAACTAACCCTAAAGAGTAGAACGTGAGTTTAGAAATTGTGGGTTGATCCATAACCGGTCGTCGCCTTTTAAGGTAAAAATATTAAGTCTACATAATTTAGTAGGGAGCATATTTTTATGAAAATTTTGTCGTTACAGTTGTCTGGTTACAAGAGATTTATTGTCAGTAACTTTAACACGTTTACAATCACACCAACGAAAATGGTGCAGTTGATTATCGGAACTAACGGAAGTGGTAAGTCTTCACTGCTCGGTGAATTAACTCCTCTTCCAGCGTATGAAAATGATTTCTACCCCAATGGGTCCAAGAGCATTTCTCTGGAGCACCACGGGGCCATGTATGACCTTAAAAGCACCTTCAGTGGTAAGCAAAACCACAGCTTTGTCAAATCAGGCAATGAACTGAATCCCGGTGGAACTGCTTCTGTTCAAAGAGAACTGGTCAGAAAAGAATTCGGCATTACAAACGAAATTCAAACCTTAATTACCAATCAGATTAAGTTTTGTTCGATGAGTCCGTCCGATAGAAGATATTGGTTGACTAAGCTTGCTGATACTAACTTTGACTATGCTATCAGCCTTTTCAATAAGTTCAAAGAAAAGCACAGAGACATAGCAGGTTCTCTGAAGATTGCTAAAAACAGACTGGTCGTTGAAACTTCTAAGATTATCACTAACGAAGAAAAAGATGTATTGCAAAAAGAAGTTGACAGTCTTCACGAAACACTTCAGTTTCTGATGGAGTACAGAAAACCTTTGGACAAGACACCCGCAGAGCACGATCGAATCAACCAACAGATTCAGGACAAAATATGTTTTCTTTTCAATACTTTCATGAAAAAGAAAAACAATTTTGTTGGTCGAGGTCTAGACGTTGAACAAATCGACGAGCGAGTTCAAGTACTAGAGTCTGACAAAAAAGTTCAAGAGCTGTTGATTGTAGAGCACTATGAGACTCATGCTAAAGTTGAGCAAACTATTGAGTTGCTAACACAAACAGGCGGCGAAGGTGCAATTGAGTTTCAAAACAAAATTCAGTTACTGAACAAGGACATTGAGGCTAAGAAAAAACTAAAGTCTTTAGGCATCGAAGTAGAAGACGCTGAGAACACTTTGTTGGCTTTAGAAACCGTCGTCGATACACTGACAGATGTTTTTCACAGGCTACCCAGCAACGCGGACAATAAGTTTAGTAAACTCAAACTGCAGACACTCAACGTCGACATCCTTGCGATGAAAGACAAGAATACTAAACTAGCCGCAGACTTGTCTAAGCACGAAGGTATTAAACAACACCAGGAACATCAAAAGAGCAAAGAGATCACAGAGTGTCCACAATGCTCACACAAGTGGGCTAAAGGTTTTGATCAGAAATACTACAACGATGTTTGTGAGTACATTGAAAGGACTCAAGAACACATTGATGACTTAGCTACTGATCTGGCTGAAAAACTCAATGAACAACAAGAGATCACTGAGTACGTCGAGATCTACAAAAGCTTTTGGAACTGCACAATCAACTGGCCTATCTTAAAGCCGCTTTGGAATTACTTCGTTGATAACAAGACTTTAACTATCGAGCCGAGGTCAGGCCTGAACATTCTCAATGTGTTTCGTTCTGACTTAGCCCGTGACGTTGAAGTAGAGAACTTGTCTAAACAGGTCAAAAGGTTTGAGGAACTTTTAGTCATCTCTGAGTCTGTAGGACAAGCCGATATTTTCAAGCTCAGAAACAACTGCGTTGAGATCGAAACTAAAATTGAAGTGTGTACAAAGAAGTCAGTTGAATTGATTAATTCCATCAAGGACCTCAAGCAACACAAGAGGGATATTTTAGAGCTGATTGATCTGTCCGAGCAAATGCAAATTCTCTCCTCTTCTTTTACTCTGAACTATACGGAGCATAAAGAAGCTTTCAGAAGAGACGCTCTGATTGATGTGATAAAGTCTGTACAGATCCGTTTGTCAAAGAAAGAACAAACACTCTCAGAGGTCAACATTCAAACCAGTATCATTGCTGACATTCAAAAGCAAGTAGACTTACAGCAACTCCAAGAAAGTGCTTACAAGGCATTGATGAAAGAGTTGTCACCTACTGAAGGTTTGATTGCTGAAGGCTTGATTGGTTTTATCTCTAACTTTGTTCAGTTGATGAATAACTTCATTGACAAGATTTGGCTCTACCCTTTGGAAGTAATTCCATGTGGATTAGATGAAGATGGAACACTGGAGTTAGATTACAAGTTTCCTTTGAGAGTGCAAAACAAACCTGACAAAGTACCCGATGTCAGTAAGGGAAGCTCAGCGATGCAAGAAATTGTAGACTTGGCTTTTAAGATCACTGCATTGAAATACTTAGGATTAGAAGACACGCCTTTGTTGATCGATGAGTTTGGTAAAACGTTTGACAAGGAGCACAGGGTCGCTGCTGCTCAAGGGATTAAACAACTCATTGAGATGCGCTCTTTTACACAACTCTTTACCATCAGTCACTACGAGGCAACCTACGGCTCTTTAACCAATGCTGAAGTTTGCGTATTGTGTAGTAACAACATTGCTATTCCGACAAATGCTGTGTACAACGAACATGTGATAATGGAATAAACTTTTAACTTTAAATGAGGACTTAAATGGCAAACGAATTCAAAGATATGGTAGTGGCACTCAATGATGTCTTTGACAGCTCTGAGACATCTTTGGTACAGTTGCGTGCAGGTGACGACTCTATACTGTCCCTGTCGGCTGCTAATAGTGCAATCAATAAGTACTTCTTTTATAAAGAAAAACTCAACGCTATTCGTAACAACAATCTCCTGAAGATTATCACCGACGACAAAAATGAAGCTGTAGTTAGCACAGAGAGAAACATCTCCATGATCAATAACTACCTGAAGGCTTACGATCCGACTTACGTTCCTCGTACAGCTTAATAACAACATAAACCCTCACTACAATGCTTATGGCAAAGTAGTGAGGGTTTATGCGGTTCATGGGGGTGGCATGTTAGCTTTGATGTAATTCTCTAACTCAATAACTCTTGCTGTACAAGCATCGAACTTAGCAAGCAGAGATACATATTTAGCTCTGTCGCTCATGTTGGTAACTTTGAGAGCGTCTCTTGCATTCTGGATAAGAAGGTGTTGAGCGTATGGAACGATTGCTGGTGGCGATACGGTAATTTCTTCGACTTGAGAGTTGACACCTAAAGCATCTTTGACAACATTGACTAGACTTGTTTTCAAAGGAGTCAATGAGTCCATGTCTGCTACAGGCCCCAGAGCAATGGCCAGCACGATTGATGTGTAGACAACTCCATTGACATCGGGGTAGCTGATGATTGAAGTGCTTGGCACATAAAGCCACTGACCTGTCTCGGAAGACAGCACAACAATGCTGATGTCAGCCACTACGTCTAGATCGTAGTCAACTTTAGTGACACCAACAATGCTGTAGTATTTTTCAAAAGGATCTTCACCAGAGGCAATGATCTCAGAGAGTTTTCTGACACCTTTGACAGTGTAGCGTGTTTGAGGAGGGATCAGTGTGCTAAAGGGCTCCCTTAGCGTAAAGATCCCTGTTGCATTAAGTTCAGGGATGATTTCAGTAAACATGTTTAATCACATTCAAGCTGTGCTTCTTGACAATACCAAATACTGAATGTTATCGTACACAGCAGATGCAAACACCCGTGTGCCGCGTTTGACACGTCTGACTTCAGGAGGAACATCACTGAACTCAGTCATTGTCTCAGCAACGATCAACATTCTTTCAAGCAAGTCTACAAACTCTTGCGTGACAGCAGACATCCGGTTGAAGTCAAGGCTGTTCGTTCCAACATTGATGTAGTCCGGATAAAGTGTACGCAACTCAAACTTACCGTCTCTGTTTTCAGGGTTACTGATACATAACACAGCTAAGCTCTTGTAGTTAACGCCCAACGCAGTGAGGTATAGATCAATGTGAGCGCTTGTGTATTCGGGCACTTTGGCTTTAGCGTAAATGTTCGATTCTCTCAAGTTAATGACAGGAGAATAGATACCCACGGTAGTCGTCAAGTTAGGAATAGCTAGGTTTGTCCATCTGGGGAGCACCACAAACTCAGTTCTTTTAAAAAGGTCTGGCAGGATTACTGTCCACTCAGCTCTCGAATGAGTACTGTTGGCCAAGATGTAAGCGATGGTTGCATCTTTGATGGTGTCGATATTATCACCAGCTGCACCGTAAATCAATACAGACCACAAGGTTTCAAACACAGGTAAGCTGGTGACCGGGTTGTAGTAATCGTATGAGTTTGTGCGGAGAACTGTCTCTGGATTGTTCAGTTTTGACGCTTGAATCAAGTCAACCAATTCAGGGATAGAACGCGACTGAACCTTGGTTTGAATTGCACTGACAGCAAGATAAAAATCATCTAAGTCAGGAACAGGCGGAATAACTATGATTTCAAATTGATCGTACTGTTGACGAAACGCTGAGTCAGCAAACCAGATTTTAATCACGTTTGCAGGAAGCAGTGGATTTGTCCAGCTCATAAACGCTGGTAGAGACAAGTCTCCGTTACTTACAAACAAACCAAAATTAAGAGTTTGTATTTCCTCAGCAAAATAAGTACTGATGTCTGCATTAAAGTCTGTTTGGTTAATACCACCAGCTTTCAAAAGGCAGTAGTCATATACGTATTTTGCAACCTCAAGGACGTGAGATGACAAAACAGGGTCAACAGGTACTTTAGTAGAGTCGGTGACGCTTGAAAGTGTAACCAGATTAAAACCAGGATAAGTTGGATTAAAATAGTCGCCTCGCTCTCGACTGTAAGTTGAAGCCAGGACAGACAGCTCGCCAATAACGGAGTTTACACCCACGTTATTTTTAACGAGAGCTTCAATTTCAATAAAACCTTTTAAACTGTACATTTTTAAAACTCCATTTGACTTATTTAAATACTCTGTTACAATAAATGTAAATGTTACGCCTTAGTTGCAAAGCTTTGTGCGTTCATACAATGAGAAGGACCCACATGTAATGATAAAAATTATAAACATCATCATCCCGTTTCTGTTTGAGATGTTGTTTGGAAATAACAAAGAGAAAAACAGCTCCATATTCCTGAAAGTGAAAAAGGTTTTTGTTTATGTCTTGATGCTACTTTCTTTCAGCTTTAACTACTTTGCAGTCACCAGAATTTACAATCTGTCACTGAACTACATCGCAGTGAAGAATGAGAAGATTGTTCTTCAATCCAAACTAGAAATTGCTGAGGCTGATAAGGTCAGAGCACAACAACTTGAGAAATCTTTGGAGTTTTGCATGGCTAACACTTATCGACCTTCCAGAGAGAAAACAGATCGTGGTAAATAATAACGTAGCAGGGGTATTCTTTGTAATACTCCTGCTACCACGACATAAGAATTGAAATTATGAACACAAATGTAAAATCCGCAGACAAAGCCAAAGCTGAAACTGTTGAAGTTGAGCAAGGCATTGTCATGTATACCGACGGTGGTGCTAAACCAAATCCTGGTAACACAGGTTGGGGTATTCACGGTTATCTATACGAGAACGTTGTTCCTAAAAAAGGCTCAGGCAATTCAAACGACTACCTGACAATGATTGGTTACGTTCCGAAGATTGAAAAGAAAAAAGAAGAAGTAACTGAGGTCAAGCCTGTTTGTTACTTTGACGGCTATGGAAGCAGTGCTCTTGTAGGCACTAACAACACCGCTGAAATTGAAGGAGCTACCAATGCTCTTCGCAAAGCTAAAGACTACAATATCAAATACATGCATATCCTGACAGACAGTCAGTATGTTCAAAAAGGAATCACTGAGTGGTCACCAGTGTGGCTCAAGCGTAACTGGGTTCGTATTGACGGCACACCTGTTCCAAACTCTGACTACTGGAAGAGTCTCTTAACCGAGTATGATCACCTTACGTCCAGAGGCGTTAACATCGAAGTCACGTGGGTTAAAGCTCATAGTGGTATTTATGGTAACGAGGTAGTTGACCAACTTGCCAGCATTGGCGTGATCGCATCATCTAAGAAAATGGTAAGGTCAGAGGTGAAGACTTCCCCTGCTGAAGGTTACTGGAAGTCTGAAGTCGAGCGTCATCCGTTTATTGGTAATCGCCGCATGTACTTCAACACACTGCGAGAGAGTAATGTCACTGGTGAATACTATCTTGGTGAGCATGGTAAAGACGATGATCACCTGGGTAAGAAAACAAGCGATGGTGCTTTGTGTGTTGTTCAGATCAGACAGCCTGACTTTGTCCTTGAAGACATTCGTCAACACTTGTGTGGTTTGAGCGATGGATCTGACTCTGTGATGATGGTCAGACTCGATGAAGTGTACAAACCAGAGACGTTCAAAATCTTATCTAACTACGGAAGCCTTGCTACTATCAAACCCAAGGCCAGATGTTTGGATTTGGAGACACTAGCACGCGAGCCTTTGTGTAAAGAGTTTGTGCCTCCTTTCCTTGCTTTCAGAGCATTCGGGCATCTGGCTGAACTCAAAGGTTTGTTAGAGTCTTATAAGACTGGTAATAAAGATTTACACCTGAAAGACATTACCAGTATTTTATACAACTCTCAAGTCATCGAGAAGAAAAACAAGGAGCCTGTTATTGTGGTTAAACTCAAACCAGAGTACAGTACTGGCTTTACAGCTCTTCCGATTGAATTTGAATACGTCTCTGAAGAAGAAGGTAAAGTAAACTTAAAAATTATCTTGACTTTGGGTCTTGACATTTTAAGTAGAAATTATTTGAAGCGACTCGAAGATTTTGAACCAAAAGTATCTGTTGTTGTATGGAGACATGCAAAAGGCGTCTTCAGGTACGCGACCATCATTGAGTCACAAGGAAGCTACGGCGTTTGGGCAGGTGTCTACTCAAACATTATTTTTTCAAAAGACTAGAGCTAAGTTTCAAAGACTTGACTCTAGTCTATTTTTTCAAAGAGTAACTACATGTCCGATCAAACTGACAACGTTCAAGTAAAAACGAATAACGGTATTAGTTTAAAGAAAAAAGCACTGACATTAATTTGTGTAACCCTAGGTAAGGTATTGCCTAGGAGAACAAAAAGGCTTATCTTAATTTCTACCATTATTGGTGGTATCAAGAACATTGACAATCCCAGTAAAACTTTACTTAGGAAGATCAACGAACTTTTGGAAGTCTCAGTCATAGATGAAGCTATTGCACTACCAATGGTTTTTGGCAAGAAGATGTGGCGAGACAAACTTCCTGAGGACTTCTTCTTTTACTATATCAAGAAACCACCACTGGACTTTGAAGAGTTGGATAAAAGAGAATTAAAGCCTGCTGAAGTGAGAATTGCTGCCAATACAATCATCAAGAGTTCACCGGGGTGGCTCAAGTATGACAGCAACCGCGTCATGAGGTCTGATGTGGTTAACGTTTTGTCTTCTCTTCCCAGAATCTTAGAGACGGCATAATAAAACCACATGAGCATAATAGTAAATAACACCAAGCTTTTGAAGGCCTGGTGTTATTTACTTATGCTTTAAGTTTTTAATGAACGCCTTTGATGAAGTTACTCAATGTCACTGTCATCTTGTCCACAGACTGGACAAAACCCAATGCTTTGAAATGAACCAAAGCGATGAATTCAATTTCTTCTGCTACGTGCTCAGCACTGTATGCCAAGTTACGAGCCACTTCAGGAGTGACTGACTCAATTGATCCTTTAACGGCTTGATCAACAATCATGTTCAGCAGTGCATGACAATGGTCAACCAGTTTCTGCACTTCTTTGAGATTGGTGTTCTCTAGAGATTTGGTGATCAGATAAGTGTTTGAATAAACAGCAGCAATGTCTGCCTTTCTTGAAACTACTTTACCCAACGTTGTCAAACCAGAGGTTCCATTTTCTCTGAACTTACCCAGTCTAGCTGTGTACATCTTGACTTTAGACTCAGCATCGAAGTAACGCTGGGTAATATCACGAGTAGACAGTTTGGAGTCTTTGTTCGAGATGAACTGGCTCAGGTAAGTACTGAAGGGTCTAAGCACGTCTTCAATGATCGTTGAGTTCTGCTTAGAGATCTCGTAGAGCAGTGCAGAATAGTCTACATAGCTTCCAGAAAAACCTTCTGGTGTTTGGATTTGCAAATCAGCCAAATCCATGAACTCTTTGACATGCACGTTTTTGAGAACGAATTCTTGTGCGTCTGTCATCTCAACTTTGACTTCTGGAATTGTCACGACAATGTTAGAAGTATCTTTGAGTTTTTGTGCAAAAGAAGGGAAAAGGTTTTTAATGCTACCGACCATGTTGGTCAATGACATGGCTTCTAAGTTGAGCACATGCAGAACTGATGCGTGTGGGCGAACAACTTCGTCAATTTGTAAGTGTTTCATTTCTTAAGTTTCCAGAGTTTTGTGTCAAAATCTATGCAGTAAAAATAAACTGTCATAGAATTCAGAAGTAAAAAATTATTAGGTAGCGCGATACTTTGAGAACAAGTACGTTTTATATATTTCATCAGCATCAATTGAAAGCAACCAAACAATGAATCTGATTCCTAATTTCACGCAAAGTCCTAGCGTCAAGGTCATGATCAACATTGGTGCGTGTATGGACATCCCTACAGGCACTTATGTAACAGGTCTTCACGGAGAGAGTATTCTCAACGGCGGACTGGGCGGAATCACAGGTGTAGTGGGTATTGGCAATAACTTCAAAAGCACGATCATGCATTACATGATGCTCTCTGCCGCTGCCAAGATCTACGAGACAACACCTACAAGCATGAACACGTATGACACTGAGATTAACATCCACGAGTCACACCTCAAACGCTTTGCACGCAGGTTTTCAGCTTTCGCTAGAGCCACTGTGGATATTCTGACTGCCAACATCTGGACCATCACCGACAAGACAATTTACTTTGGCAATCAGTGGTATGAAATCTTGAAAGAGTTTCTGAAAGAAAAGAAAGCAGCAGTCAAGAAGATTGAAAGAGCTACACCGTTTCCAGATCGCAGCACAGGCAAACCTTTGATGATTCCTGTGCCTACGTTTGGTGAAGTCGACAGTTTCACTTTGTTTGAAACTGAGAACGTCGCTAAGATGCAAGATGAAAACGAGTTGGGTGACTCTGGTGCTAACACCATGCACATGAGACAAGGTGCTGCCAAGGTTCGTTTCCTGATGGAAATTCCTGCGATCACTGGCGCTGTGTATCACTACATGTTGTTGTCTGCTCACGTGGGTAAAACTATTGAGATGGCATCAGGCCCAATGCCTACAGCACCAATCAAGAAACTACAACACTTGAAAAACGGTGACGTGATCAAAGGTGTCACTGAGAAGTTCTTCTTCTTGATGAGTAACTGCTGGCACGCTATCAACGCTGCACCCTTTATCAATCAAGGCACCAAGAGCAGTGAGTATCCTCGCAACTCAAGTGACAACGCACCGTTTGAAACTGATTTGAATGTTGTGACACTGAGAATGCTCAGAAGTAAGTCAGGTCCTTCTGGTTACACGATCGAGTTGATGGTCTCTCAGTCTGAAGGTGTACTTGCAGAACTGAGTGAATTCAACAACATTAAAAACAACGATCGTTTTGGTATTTCAGGAACGCTTCAGCATTATGCTTTGGATCTTTTGCCTGATGTTAAAATCAGCCGAACAACCATTCGCTCTAAGTCTGACACGGATGACAAGCTCAAACGAGCTTTGAACATTACGTCTGAGCTTTGCCAGATGCATCAATACATGAGGCAATATGACGATATTTTGTGTACACCTAAGGCCTTGTACGATGACTTGAAAGCACAGGGTTATGACTGGGATGTCTTGCTGGCTACTCGTGGCTGGTGGACACTGGACAACGAGAAACACGCTATTCCATATCTGTCAACACTTGACCTCCTGAAAATGAGATCAAAAGAGTATTTTCCTTACTGGATGAATGCTGACAAAACTGTTAAGAAGAAATAAATCATGAACACGAAAAAAGAAACCAAACCACCCGTTACCGATCTCGTTCGAGCTGTCGCTGATTTGCTCACATCTGTTGGTCTGCACAATGAAGTATTGGCTTACTACTACACAGATGAGAGAATCATCATGGCTTCAAAGTTGGCTGACCCTAAAGGTCAAAGACATATTTTGAATTCTTACTGGAACCAGCAGTTGCTCAAATGTCCAGAGTTCACAGTCAATCACCGGCTTTGTCTGGTCAATGATGGTGAAGTCGAAGACTGGCTTCGTTTGTTCCACGGTAAGATCATTCCTTTTTGTATTGACAAAAGACTACCGGTGCAACTATGACCCCCAATCGACAAATCGCTCAAAACTTTATCATTGAACAAATAGGTAAACTTGCCCCAGGTGGTAAGAACAAACAGATTTACGTCGAGTTGTTTGATGAAATGAGTGATGAAGCTTTTGATAAGTTCATGACTGATTTGGAGTCAGGCGAGAGTCGATTAGCTGTGATTGTTCCTAACTTCGGTCAAGAAGGTGTCTCCACCGAAAGAAACCTTGAGCTGGCTAAAGAGCTAGGTCACGAGTTCTTCCAGAGGGTTTGGATTGAGGGAACAGGCGACATGCCTACGTACCTCACCCCTATTCCTTACTTGGTGGTAGACCTTCCTGTTCGTCGTCAAGCTCAAGTGCTCATCAAGAAGATTTCTATTCCTGAAGACAACAAAGTCATTGACGATTTTACCGGTCAACCTACCGGTAGATCTAAAGGCAGTAAAATGTCTTTCCCTGAGACTCAGGTGATGGCAGCTATGGGACTGGATAACTGCTTGATTGAGTTCTTGAAGTTCCGGGGTGGTGACATCAAAGGTTTTGATGCAATGAATGACTCCATCAGTAAAACAGGTGGCGTTAGCATGATGGCTATCAAAGGGCTTGCAGGCGGTGTAGAGTCAACGATGACATTGAAGGCATACTTGACTGCCATGCACATCTCAAGTTCGCTCTAGACGTAAAGATACAAATACCTTACACAGATGCATATTACAAATAGTCTTGTTTCTATTATATGTAATAGTTTTTGTGTGAGGTATAAAAATGGAATCTGATTCATCTCAAAAAAATGTTGTTCTAGGTTTTTATGTTATTCATAATCCAATAACAGACAAAATTTACGTAGGTAGTGGTAACTTAGAAAAACGTAGAAAAACTCATGAATATAAACTAAATAGAAATGAGCACTGGAATTACAAGTTCCAAAAAGCGTATAATCAAGACCCAAATTTTCAATTCGTAGGTGTACCTGTAGAAGGAGATACCCTAGAAGAAAAGAGAAAAGCTGCGTTAGCGTTAGAACAAATTACGATAAATGAATTAAAAGGAAATCCGTGCCTTCTTAACATCTGCATGGATGTTGAAAAACCTATGACAGGTTACAAACATTCGGAAGAGTCTATAGAAAAAAATAGACAAGCAGCTCTCAATCTTTGGAAAGATCCAAATTTCAGAGAGAAAAATGTTGCAGCAGCAAACGCTGGTAAATCTGCTATAACACCGGAAAGAAAAAGAGAGATTAGTAAAATTTTGTCAGAAAAGATATCTGAAAGTTACGCAGCAGGTAACAGGAAATCCTTAATTGGACAAACTAGAACAGACGAATTCAAAGAAAGAAACAGTAATTACATTACTGAAAAATGGAAAGATCCTACATACAGAGAAACGCAGAGAGTTGCAAGGATAGGTAAAATGATTGCACCAAATAAAGTTTCAGTTGTAGGAGATGATATTGAATATGAATCTTTGACCGATGCAGGTAGAAAGCTAGGTATGACAAAACAATCTATTGTTTACAGAATAGCTAGCGACAACTATCCTGGTTGGTATAAAAAGGAATAGCATGGGTAAGGAAGAGTATAACAAAAAGCAAGGCATCTACATTGAGTTGGATGCCTTGCTTGATACACGCCTGGCTACTATCTTCTTGATGGGTGAGGACAAGATTAATGAAGCTTTTAACGAGAAGTACTTCGAGAGAAAAACCGATACGTTCAAAGGTGTAGACAAGGAAGAGTTCGACAAAGCTTACAAGGCTAGAGACAAAAACACTTTGAGACAAGCTGTGGTGACCAAAGCCATTGGGTTTATCAAAGAGTTAGTCATCACCATGACTAGCCAAGCCGTCAACTCTCCTGTTCATGCTGGTCCTAAAATCTTCATTAATACTTATCCTTACGCTCTTGAGAAAGAAGAAGAAAATGCAATCGTTGAAGGCATGGTTTATGCTACAAACAAAGTTTGTGACATTCAAGCTGTCAACATGCCTCCTGCTACGCTGACACCTCAGTTCATTAAAGACAATCTGTCTATTCTCTTCATGTATGACTACGCCCCATGGCTAGAAGCACAGGCTGAAAACTTTCAGAAAACCCCTTGTCCACAATACAGTGTGATTGTTCCTGGTATTTATTTTATCAGAGAACCTACGCCTGCTGAGATGGTGGAGATGATCAGAGACACCATGCACCCGCTGAGAATGCTTGAAATGGTCTCAAGCACTTTCATCGATTTGAAGCTTTACGACATCGATTTGTTTTGCGCAAGTATACGAATTGAAAAAGTAAAGGCATAAGTAACACTAGTAAGGGGGCGAACCTCTTACTAGTGTTATGCTCTAAAAATTTAATTACCGACTTGGCTGTCTTCAAACTTCTTGTTGAAAGACTCGTAGTTCCCCGATTGTGTTCCCAGTGTTGTTTCACCATCAACAAGTTCAATAGGCGGCAGATCATCACTGAGTACAGGAAACACTGACTCGGGTATGGCCTTGTGTTGAAACTGTTTTGGCACTACCTTGGAGAGCAGCTCGGCAATTGCTTGTGAAGACTTACCTGCGAGGATGGCATTTTTGTCTTCTGACTTGATTTTCATCTTTGTCAGAGATACTTTGTCCATATCGCTCAGAGCTGCAAGAAGCACCATCCTATCACCTTTGTCCGCAGGCATGGTATTGTTCTCGGTCATGACTTCGACCAATTTTTTTCTTTTACCCTGAGTATAAGCAAGGACTTGTTCTTCAGGGCTGAGTTCTTCAGGTTCAATGTTTGCGTTTGACATAATTGCTTTCTTTGGATACAAAACTGTTGGTGGGTTATTTTTTAGCTGTTAACACGGCTTTTTCATAAGATAAAAAATAATAACCACATATTACCTCACAGCTATTACAATGAGATCATTAAATGCTGCTAAAATTTCACCATTGGTACGTCGGTAAGATAGACACTTTACTGACATTTATCAAATCTTTTTTAGTCAAGGAAAAAACAACCTTAGATATTCTCAAAGAAAAAATTGATGAATTAGACCCTTCTGGGTTTGAGGGATTTAACTCATCTGCTAATTCATTAAAAACTGTCAAGTCTCAGTTCAAAAGCTTGATGGAAATAAATGACGAATTAAAAGTCTTGTGTATCCACATCAAAGGTAAAAAAACCATATATAGTTCTTTATATGCTGAACCCTTACTAACTATCGATGTGAGCGTTTTCTTTCTCTCTGAGAAAGGTAACTACATTGATGAGGCTTCTTATGTGAAAGTTTTCAAAGAAAGGACTAAAGACTATTTCGAACTCTTTAATCAACTCCGAAACAGTACCGATCCAATCGACAACAGAAACGCTTTATATTTAAGCGGTTTTTCATCTCGCTTGGAGCAAACAATACAAAGTTTACTTCAATTGCAAGATTCGCCCGATTGAATCAAATAAATCATCCCACTCTTTTTCATTCACAAAAAGAGTAAACCATTAAGCATATCTATGTCATCAAACAACAGAAACAATGTGTTCTCACCAAACCGGCTCAAACAAAGAGCTAATCAGTCTGGTGGTTCTGACAGTATTCTCTCAGCACTTTTTGCAATGATCTTGCAGGAGACAAATGTTGGTTTTCAAAGATGGAACGATTCGATGACTCGTTACATCAAAGATCCAAGAAACTCTATTCCGTCTAACAATCGTGAGCAGTCCTCTGAACGTGGCAATTTGAACAAAGAACTTCTCCATAAGTCAAAGATGACGTGGAAAGTATTTTGCAAAGGTATGCGTCTGATCGGCTACATCAAGTTTGATTTGATCATTAAAATTCATCACGTCAAACACGTATCTGTGCACTCTAAGACAATCATCCTTGGACCTCAGTCTGAAGAAGACGATTCTGAAGGCATTGAACTGCCCAACGCACTGAACGTTGGCGAGCAACCCGAAGCCAGTGAACAAGAAATGGAGAAATCCGAACATGAATCAACAAAATGAATTAACCGCTCACCCTAATGAACTTTCTGGTTTACTCACTCAAGTAAACATTTTTGAAGTTCTGTCTGAACAGTTTGAAAAAGCTTTTGCCACAGAGTTCTCAAAACTTACTGAAAAGGAACAACCCAAGATTGCACTGTTTTGTTTGAACCTTTCAGTGCAAAGAAAGCTTCATGTTTTCTTTACTGAGAACAACTTGGCTATCATGGGCAAGCTTGTTCTTGAAGATGAAGACATTCGTGACTTTGTCTTTAACTTGACAGATAAACTTTCTCATCGCATCGGTTACAAAAACAGCTTTGGGTTTGATTTGGTCAAGTATCTGGCTGATTGTATTTCTAGCTTTCAAGAAGAAAAAGATCTTGACAACAGCTTTTGCTTAATACCAAAAGTTTACCTACAAAACATGAGTTTGTATTCTGATGAAATTGAAAAAACACTCTCAAACAACAAATGGCTTACCACTCTTGTGTTGATCAATATATTTTTCTTTGAATCTCAAATTGATTCAAAAGCAATTCAGAGTGCCAAAACAAACCCAGGCAGATTCAAGCAAAGTGCTGAACAGCCAACTTAAGGAAATAAAACAAAATGAAATCTCAACGAAACTCCCTCAGTGAACAACTTCAAGGTGTTTCACACATGCTGCCCAAGAACAAAAGATCAAATCTACCATCGCTCGTGTCTATCGGCAGAGACGGTACAGAGCACATCAACATCTGGGAATTTGCAGACACTAACTTAGGTCGCGTACTCTCCAGCTTTACCTGTATGCCTTTTAAGCACAGCATCTATGGTAAGTTCGATTCCATGGAAGGCTTTTGGTACTACATCAAGAGTGTCAGCAAAGACGATAACTTGCGTCATTTGAGCGGCTTTAATGCGCGTACTTTTGGCAAGACTTTGGACTCCGTTCGTGTCGTTGATTTTCGCCGTATCATCGCTGATGCTCACTGGCAGAAAATTAAGGCTTACGAAGAGTTGGCTTTGGAGATCAGTCAGCTGCCTGTTCCTTTTGATTGCTACTACTACGAGAACAAAGACCACCATGTCCGTATTCGCACATCCAATGCTGCATGGTTGATTCCTGCGTTCGAAGAGATCAGACACGCGTTGTTTGAAAAGCGAGAGCCTGACTTTACCTTTCTCAATGATAACGAATGGGTACAAGAGTTGCCGAGCATTCGTTTCAAAGAAAAGAGCGAAGGTGGATTTAACTCTCACTTGGCAAAACTGTACCAACCTACTAAGCGTCGGGAGCCACCTAAACCACAGGCTAAAGCTAAGAAGTCGGCTCCTGTATTGGAGAACCCTTCTGCCAGAACGCTGCCCGAACCACCGATGATCACTTCTGTACAACTACCTGTTGAAGAAGTCAAAGGTGAACAAGTTGCTCAAGTGTGTGCTGAAATAGAACACCACAAAGAGAACATTCCTGTTAATCAAAGTTTATAAATAGTGTGAATACTGATTACCTGCAGAGAGTTCATTCTCTTGCAGGTAATCAGTGCACTTATTTTTTTTTTGCTCTTAAGAGGTTTTTACCATGAGTTTGATCAACTTAGCAAAAACAACATTCCTTTCGGGACCAGACGACAAACTGGCAACCATTGACGTTTACAAGAAATCTGACTCAACACCTGTCAACAGCATTCAGGTATTGGAGAACTTGTCCTTTGACGTAAATTCTCTGAACTCACTTCTTTCTGGGAAGGGTTCTAAACTTATTCCAGTCCTGAAGTTACTCAATAAAAGCAAAAGTCTTGACCAAATATCTTCAAGACTATTCGGTGGTAATGTTTCTCTAAAGAGTCTTTACTCGGACTTGAGCAGTGCAGCCAAAAACAGCTTGGGTCTGACTGGTAATTTACAAGACAAAATAACAGCAACATTCAAAGGTTTGCAGTCTGATATCAAGATTGACGGCTTCAATGACGCTAAAGCAATTGGTGGCTTAGTCAATGAGTTTACCAACAAAGCTTACACGGGCTCTTTTAAGGACTTTGGTGGCATTACAAGCTTAGTGACTAACCTGACTAGGCAAGGCGCTGAATTAGGGCTCCCAAAGGTCTTTAGCACCCTTGCAACGTATGTTGCTGATGATAAGATCTTGGCATCAGCTGCTGGACAGCTTTTACCGTTTGCATCTTCTAAAGGCGACATGAATTTGTTTTTGGATATAGCAAGCTCGACAATTGGCAAACAGATCAAAGGAATCAACCCTGGTATCATCAATGCCATGATCAAGACATTCAGGATGCCTGCAGGGATGGATCAAAGACAGTCGGGTCCTTACTACAACACTGTCAATACTTCTTTTAGAGGTGTCAATCCAACCTGGAACAAATACAAAAAGCCAAGTGGTGCAACAATCTTAGCAGGTCTAGCAATCGCTGGTGCTCCTAGTTTCATCAAGTTGTTGAAGTCAGGTGTGATGTCAGAGCCTCCAGTGATTCCAACACCTGAAAACGCTGTAGGTCCTTTCACAAGAGCTACAGCTGAAGCCATGGACAGCCAGTTCTTGTTAGCAATGAGCAAATATGTTCCTGTTGATGTTAACGCTCAACTAAAAGAACTTGTTCCCCGTGTGATGGTCACAACCAATCCAAGGTTTGTTAATTACGCTGTTGAATAAGAGAGCATAAACCCTACTACTGAAAAGCTTTTGAAGGCCTTTCAGTAGTAGGGGGTATGTTTTCATTTTTTTTTATCTAGCAGTACCCTTAAAGAATACTTCAAGCATTCCGATAGGGGTTTCATTCTTAGTGAACGCTGCCCAAGCAGCTGGACTGGTCAGAGACTCTAACGCTCTTTGCTTTCTTGCCAGAGCCAGTCTGAGTTTAGGAATCACGTGAAACTGCTCATGCAAACCCAATGAACTCAACGTGTTCATGTAGTCTGAGAAAACTGTTTCATCGTCAAACACACCATCGTCACCACCAACAAAGTCCAGACCCTTAGACATCTGCATGTGCATGACAGAAGACATGTCTACCACAGAGAACGTGACATCGACACCCATGGCGTGACCCGACTTGTTAAAACCCAAGTTGGTTGTACCACGAGTGATACTCAATGCATCCACCATACCTAGTCTGGTTTGATGACGACCCTTGTCGTAGAGTTCAAGCAAGAAAGGACTGGTGTAGGACTGACGACCTGTAGACAGTGGTAACGCCATAGCCAACAACATGCACAAAGGAATGTAGATGTTTTGCATCTGAGACACGACGTTGCCGTAAGGACTAACGAGTTGCATGGTGTAGCTTGACCTTGGAAGAGTAGCTTGAGAGCTTTCCCAGTGATCTGGAAAGTCCACAAATGCACCACCTGCCAAAGACACAAGTCCACCAAAGCTCAACGAGTCCAATGCACCAGCTACCACGTTACCAGCAGCCCCTAAGATACCACCCACAGTCTTACCGATCACACTGTCATCAATGTTACCACCTGCAAAGCTATAGTTCGATGAGCGTCGTTGACTCATGATGCTATTGACTTTGCCTGAGATATCAGAAGGTCGTTTAGAGTTAGCAAAGCTTTCTTGAACAGGACCTGTGTAGTCTACTCGCATGGTAACGAATGCACCACCATCATCAAGTTCAGCTTTGAGGTAATCAAAATACCCTTCTTTATCAGGTGTGTTCTTAATGTCTTGCTCTGCACCATCATTCGTAGAAGGAAGATTAGAAGAAGACTTTAAGAAGTTTTGGAAAGCATTTCTAAGTGTATGTTCACCGGGTGGATTAATAACTTTTGTTGCTGACTCACCTTTGACGAAACTAAAGAAATCCGAATCAGACTCATTGTTAAAGTTTTCAAAGATTCGCTGATCGTTGTAGATCTTTAAACGCTGTGCTTTGTTAGCGACTGCGTAGATGTCGTAGCCACCATCAGCACTGAATACATCAGGCATCAGTCTGTGGAGGTTCTCAAGGCCTTCCTGATCGATTTTGTAAGACTGTCCAACGCTCTGTGTTCCTTCGTCTGCAAAACGCACTGGAAACAATCCTCGACCCACAGCAATCTTGTTGACCATGGAGTTTACAGATGCCCAATAAACAAACATCGCTGGTTTGAGGTAGTAGTATTTACTCGTTGGTTTTTGCAAAAAGAATCTAGCCACACGACCAAAAGCTTGTACTGCAATCAAAGGCCAGACAACGATCTGTGCAATGATACCCAAAGTCTCACCGACACCAAAGAAGAACCCTTTACCACTGCGACCTGTTCTAGCGAGCCGTCCTGCTGACTGATTGTAAAAACCAGTAAAGAAAGTAGTCAGTGAATTAAACTGGGCTACACCAAAACGCATATGGATGAGCTGAGCATTGTCATCAATGGCCTCTGAGTAATAGCGACCCATACCCAAGTTACCATTGATCGATCCAATACGTGTTTCGTTTCTGCCTTGCTTGCGACCTTGTGCTCTAGGGTCAGCATAACGAGTAAACTGTGGTTTCGCATTGACGGCGTAGTTACCACCCAGTGTGGTATCTGTGAATTTCAGAACGGCTGTTGAGTAGCCTCTGTTTTGTACATCAACTGGATCTAAGTCGTTTTGATTGACTAGGAAAGCTTGCTTGGCCCAGGTGGAATCTAAGATGTTAGACTGTGGATCTGTGCCTGCTAAAATCGATCTTGCTGAAAATGTGTTGTTGTTATTAACAACGGTATCCGGCCCTGCAGCCGATGTTGCGTATGTCGACATCGTCGTTGTTCCTTGAGGGAAAAAGATATAAAACAAAAAAATAAAAGACTAAACTTGCCTCATAACTTAAGCGTTATAAGAACAAGTTTAGCTTTTATCACTTTTTAAACCCTGTTCATGGGAACAGGTACATTCATTCTATTGACAGCTCCTTTGAACGGTGTAGCCGCTGTTTGTTTAGAAACATTGGTTTCGCTGTTCACTGTTGTGTCAACAACCTGAACCTGTGGTTTAGCAGGTGTAGATTGGTTAATGGTTCCATTCATCTGAACGATCATCTGTAATGCTGCGAGCATCTGCGTCTGAACATTCAGTGACTTGATAAGGGTATTGCCAACATCCCCCATAGCAGTTGTCATGTCCTGCTTGGTGTTCTGAGGAGTCGTCGGTGTACTTTGCATGTTAAAGCCGCCAATGTCCATTTTGGAATTGACAACATCTGCAATCTTAGGAGTAGGTCTTGAAGCTGTAACTCCTGACATACCACCCATTGGATCAACAGAGCCTGTTGAGAAGTCATACCCACCTGTACTAGCTGCTGCAGTTGTAGTACTCAGCCCTTTAGTGGGTGTTCTAACTGACAGACCAGTAGTGGTTGTATTTTTAGTTTGCAATCCATTTGTGCTTGGGAAGTAGCTCGAATCAACACCAGCTTGTGAAAGCTTGTTTTGAACCTTGCTACCCATCAAGCTGTAGATCTCAGAAACAGTACGCGCTCTACCACCATCGTAGAAGATGTTGTAGTTTGCTTTTGCAGCAGCAGGAAGAATCTGTGCACCGATGGCACTTGGGTCTGCTGACAAGAATGTCTTAGCACCACCTGCTCCTAAGAAGTGAGCCAGGTAAGCATCTGTTCCTGTGATGTCTTGTTTGACACCGCTTAAGGACTTGATATTTTCTTTGAGATATTCACCGCCTAACAGAGCGTTTGCACGTGCATCAAATGGAGATGCATTAGCAGGAATACCGTATTTAGCACCATTCTTTTTCAACTGCTCTTGCCACGTACTTTCAATGAACTGGTTTAAGCCAGAAGCACTGCTTGTGCGTGCTTTTACACTAGGGTCAAATCCTGACTCAATAGCACCAATGGTCGCCATCAGTTTAGGATCTGTTCCAGTAGCAGCCGCAGCAGCTAAGATAAGATCTTTGTTGTTAGCCCATCCCGCACCTTTAGGCACTGGCATGGTATCGTATTTACCACCTGACGATGGTGTAACTTCTCTGAGTCCAGGCATTTTGTTACCTGTGTCTACAGCTGCTCCACCACCGCGTGTGTTAGGTGCTGATCCGTAGATCTGAGACTTAGTTTTTGTTTGTGGTTCTGTTTTAGGGTCAGACTCAACATCTGATGAATACCCTGTCACATTACCCATGCCGTCATAGGTTGCCATCTGATTGGACTGAGTCTTCATAGACTGGTCAGTGCCTTTGATGGACGGGATAATAGGTTTGGTTTCAGTATCAGATTTAGCAGAAACAGAAGCTTCTAAAACTTGTTTAGCAACTTCACCATTTCGTCCATGACCTGTGATACCTGTAAGGGTTCCATAACCTCCACCACCTTTACCCACACCCGCAGCAATTGCTTGTGCAGCAGCATTTTGGTTCTGACGAAGGCCATTGATGTCCATCTGAATACCAGCAGGCTCTAAGTGCCATGGCTCATTGGCAACAGGTCTTGTGAACCCGTACTTTCTAAGCAGACCCAAAGAATCCATGTGGTTGAGAATTCTCGATGGAATATCAACAGCAAGTCCATACTCATGCATGGAGCTACCAGGCTTGGCAACACCAACACCTTTTTTCGCAATGTACTCTTTTAGTTGCTGAGCATAGGTTCTGAAACCAGAATTGATGAAGGTTGTCTTACCTGTGGTAGTTCCGTATTCATCAACCAGCGCCATCAAGTTCTTGTGCATCTCTGGATTGAGTCCAGTCAATGTTGAACCATTGACAAACTGCAGATAACGACTAGCGTTTCTTCCGTCACTAACTGCACCACCAGCTAATGCCAAACCACTGGTCGCACCAGATGGAACATTAGCACCAGGAGCAGCAGTGCCTTGCTTGTCCAGATCTTTACTTTCAGCATCAGAAGATCCTTGTTGTGCTGGATCTCTGTTTCTGTTTTGAAGTTGTTTGTTAACGTCATTGACTTCCGAAGAAGTAGCTACGAAAGAAGAAGGATTATTTCCTCTAGGTTGCTCTTTAACAATTGCAGCTTCAGCTATTTTTTCTTGCTTCGCTATGGTGCGAAGAGACTCGATCAACTCTTTGACAATTGCTTGGTCTAAACCCAATGAGTAGTTAGCCCATGGTGAGTCTTTGATAGACCAGATACCATCGATCGAAGAGATCTGAGTTGCGATGCTTAAAGCTTGCGTTCCTGTCAAAGAAGGAGTAATCCCTGATTTGATTGGAGAGCCAGCCAGTTGCCTGATCAAACCTGCATAGGTCAAGAAGACAGGCAAGAATCTTGTTTGATACCATGTGTTCCAAGTTTTAGCTTGTGCAGACTCTGTTGAGACTCCGAAGTACAGACCACCTGCAACCAACACATCAATACTGTCGCCTTTGTAGATAGCTTTACCGCTACCATCATACTGAACAGATTTGAGAATCAGGTTCTCAAGCTTTCTCAGTGCCTGGACTTTATCAGACTCCATGGTTGTTAAACCATAAGTGCGCATCCGAACACCTTCGAGCGTGTCCAGTTTACTGGTAAAGACTGGTGCACTCGCAGCCCCTGCAATAGTCACAACAGATTTAGGTCTGACTGATCCTGTTGCGTTGTCTCTGCTCAAGTCCTGAGAGATTTGTTTACCATTTCGAACAGCATCTACGTTAGCATTTTTATTGTCTCTTGAATCACCACCCGATATGGGGTTTCCCATATTGTCGTAAGAGATAGCTTCTACAGCGCTTTTACCTGTTCTGGCATTTTCTTTGTCTTTTCCTTCAGCGTCAATTTCTTCTTTGGCTTTTTGATACACAGACTCAACGTCTGAAGCATCAGCCATTCGAACACTGTCGCCAGGAATAGGACTGGTTGTGTATCCGTAAGGACCTTCCTTGAACCTACACATATCCAAGTATCTTACTTTGTCTTCTGGTTTGAGTTCAGCAACATCTGCAAGCTGCATCTTCTTATCGACTGCCAGCAGTGCTGTCAAGTGTGTTAAGAAAACAGGCTTGAAACGAGTCTTAAACCATTCAGCCCATCTCTGAGCTTCTTGTCCTTTTTTAGCGTCGACACTGAAAAGCTTGAATGCTTTTTCATAGTCAAACTTTTTCATGTTAACGTTAGCTCTACCTTGCTCGTAGTAAACATCTTTTTTGAGCATGTCCTCAAGTTCAAATGCTTTACTGGCACCTTCTGGATTGATTGGCATGAATCCATACTGAGCTGCTCTGAGTTTAGTCAGATGAGTAGTTTTCTTGTTGAAGTATTTGTAGCCGTAATACAAACCTGTACCAACAGCTGCAAGGGCAAGTCCACCTAAGACAACAGGACTGCCAGCAATCGCTGCAATGGCTGTTCCTAAGCCACCCAGACCAGCCAAAATGGTTGATCCAATACCAGCACCAGCAACTGCTGTTCCAGCTACACCTGCAGTCGCTGCTGTAGCCGTTGCTGCACCTGCGGCTGCTGTGCTTGCTGCTACTGTTGTCGATGCACCTAAACCTGCTAAGCCACCAACGGTTGCTACTGTACTACCAACATCAACAACTTTCCCAATGGTCGAGCCAATCGAGCCTTCTTCAGAACCCAGCAAAGCATCAAGACCAATTGCACCTAACAAGCCTGCAATCATTCCTGCTTTACCACCTTTGAGTCTTGAGAAGAAACCTTTTTTCTTACCAGTTGCGTCCGGTGTTCCAGCTGGTTTGTTTGTTCCATCTGTTTTATTGTCGATGAATCTGTCTAAGAAACTTCTGCCTCCTGAAGAACCAGACTTCTTAGCTTCTTCAGCTTTGGCTTTAGCCGCTGCTGCATCAGCTGCTCTAGTAGCTTTACGACCACCAGCGCGATCCATGTCTTTCCAAGAACCTTTACGGTTTCCTAACGGAGGAAGCCTCATGTCCAAGACTCTGTAGATTTGTTCTAACAAAGAAACTGCTTTATCACCACCAACAGAGCCAGCACTACCACCACCAAAGGAGCCTAGGCCACCGCCTATGAATCTGGCACCAATACCTGTTGCTTTACTAGCGAGTGACAAACCTTTCTTAGCCACGTTAAGACCAGACCGAGCAGCGTAACCGACAGCTCTGACACCTGCCATCAAAACGTTCTTACCGAAGTTAATGATTTTTCCTAACGGCGAACGGATAGGTTGACCATTTTTATCGAAGAGTCCTCTGCGCAGATCTTCGTCGGTAATGACAATGTTTCCTTCTTGATCCATCACTGCACCTGTGATTTGAGAAGGTCTGCTGACAACGGTTCTGTCAGACTTTAATCGGTATCCTCCTCCTCGCATAGATCTAGCAAGAATAACAGGGAACTCAAGACCAGCAATGTAGATGTCTTGAGGTTGGTCGAGTAGATTTTTAACAAAGTTAAGTGAAGACTTAGCAATTTCAATTCCTGTTCTGAAGATAGGCGGAATCATTCCGAACCCATTCGTGATTGCACCTTTGGTGAAGTTAAAAAGAGTACTACCCAGTTTAAGAATAGCAGAGCCTCTTTTTGTTCTTACGTAAGAAGTTTTCAACTCTTCTTTCGTAATAACAATCTCACCGTTTTCATCAACCACAGTACCTTTGATGTCGTAGAGATTTTTAATGACCTTCTTTGTCTTCTGGTCAAAGTACTTACCTGCTTTGAGTAAAGCGTGTGACAGACGAGGCTCTTCTTCACCGGGCATGTAAAGACTTCTTTTCTCAACGAGTTTTTCAACCATGCTAGTGGCTGTGTTGAGTGCACCCTTAGCAAGAGATGTGGCAGCACCTAAGACTTTAAAGCCTGTTTTGATGCCATGCATTCCTACTTTGTGACCCATCGAGAAAACTTTACCTACAGTTTTAGTCGTCTTGCCAAGGAAGTTCTTCAAGTTGATGCTAGCGCCTTGGAAAATGTTTCCATTGTTTCCTGCACCTGTCTCACCAGCCTGTGCAGCGCCACCGCCACCACCAGAGAGTTTGACTGTGTCGATCAACGCTGAAAAATAAGCTTCTTGAGCAATGTTGCCTTCAACAATCAGTTCTTGAATCTTACCCAAATGGTCCACAGATTTGTCTGAAGACTCTTTGTTAGACTCCATGATTTGTTTGATGAATTCGCTATTGTTGCTTTGCTGGCCCATTTGTCTGGGTTGCTGAACAGTACGTTTAGGTTGTACGTTAGCTGGTCTGGCTCTAGAACGGCCCGATGTCTGTTTAGACATACTGCCACCCAAACCAGAACTTTTAGATTTTTTACTGCTTGACAAAGGATCATCAGCTTGACTGTATGTGTCACCAGCATAGTACTGAGCCAGTCTTTCAGTATCCACACTGACAGAGCCGTCATTACTGGTTTTAACCAAACCAATTTCTTCTAACTGATCGTAGTTGCCTAAGTTGATCAGGTTCTGAATAGCAGCTCTGCTGTCAGCAATGTAGCCACCGAGTTCGCGTTGTTTGTCAGTGAAAGCGTTTTGTCTGGCTTGAGAGGCTTCGTCATTACCAATCTTACCATTTCTGTCTGACTTGAAATACTGCTGCATTGCCAAAGCAATTTCTTTAGCGTACTTAGCTGTACCTTCATCAGAAGAGTAAGTGTACTCCGAAGCTGTTCTAGAAGCGCCGCCGTACTTACCCTTGACGTTATCTTTAAGCGTCTTGTCCATGAAAGCTTTACGGGCTTCAGGAGACATCTTCTCTTGAGGATCAATCATCTTTAACAGATTGGTCATCTGAATCTTGGTAGACTCCATACCACTTTTGCTGACGATAGAATCAAAAATGTTTTTATTGCCTTGTCCTTTAGAGACGAACTTGCTGGACTTGTTATCAAACACAGTCAAAGGAGTTTTGTCATCACCTGTTCGAATGACTTGCAACTCTCTGAAGATTCTGGCTAAGTAACCAGGGATAACTTCATTGATTGACTTGTGAGTTTGTTTAGTGTAGATATAAGGTTTGTTCAGACTACCGATGGTGTCTTTCTCAAGACCTGACTCAATTCCCATACCAGGAATTAACTCTTTGGCAAATCTAGCCAAGATACCTTTGATACCTGTGTCAAAGTTACCCTTACCACTGTTTTTGTACTGGTCAAGAAGCTGGGGTGCATTCTTAACTATCCCTTTGATTTTTTCACCTTTTCCAAGGACACTCTTTGGAAGGTATTTCGTCATCTTAGGACCAAGCTTGTCAGACATCTGTTGCATCAACATTTGACCAATTGCTTGACCCGACATGACGTAACCGTCTGCACCACCTTCACCGGTCATCTCTTTGGCTTGACCAGCAGCTTCCATTATCTCAGTAGGCATTGACATGCCAGTGACAAAGCTAGAAATTTTCTCTTTGAGAACTCTTTCTATCTGGTCACCCATTTTACCGACGATGTTACCACGTCCACCAAAAAGAGAGTCCGACACCTTGTCCATCAACTTGTTACGCATCACCTCACCAATTCTCTCGCTAGTGGTGAGTTTAACGTAATCAGGAAGACCAGTATTCTTAGCAATACTAGCAAGTGTTTCTGCTGAGTACTTGTTGAACTTTCTAGACTCTTCAAGACTGTCTAAGTTGGCGTACAAAGTCCTGTATTGTAACTCCAGAGATTTTCTTTGGTAAGCAGACGTGACTTTGTCTTGGTATTGAGAAAGTCTATTGATACCAATGTTGATTTTGTTGAGCAGACTGAAATTGTCTTTGTGCCGAATGTAAGCCAAGCCTTCTTGAAGGCGTTCTCGGCTTTCAACTCTAGCGCCTGACTTAGCGTCTTGTTCCATCTGGAACTTGAACGTATCACGAATGGACTCAGCAAGAAAAGCACTTCTTTGATCTTCTTTACTGTTCTCAGAAAAAGTCTTAGGTTTTTCATCAGCCCATTTGTTGATTTCACCCAATTTTGCTTTGAGTTTAGTGGCTCCAGCAGGCAGTAGTTTTTCAGCTGCACTGGTCATTGAAGCAATGCTAGGCTTAATTTCCCTGGCTGCGTTATTGTATAGTTGCCTTGCTTTTGCGCTAGCTTCTTGCTGCAGGTCCATGGCCATGCCATAACCTTCTGGCAAAACCGACTTAATTGTAGAGCGAATAAAAGCTTTGTCTTTAAGTGTATCTCTAGCTCCTGCCATCGCACCATAAGCTACTTTGGTAACCGGTTTGCGATCATCTTTAGGAGGAGGAGCATCAAAGTCAAAATCCATGTCGCTGTAATCATCAAGCGGTGGTGCATTTGACCTTAGGTCTTCTTTCTTAGCCATAAGCTTGTCGTCCTTACTAAATAAAATTCAACTCATTAAAAAGGTTTCCAATGAGTAACATAAATGTGCCATTTAACGTCACGCTTCTTAACCTGACGGATGATAAGCTAGTGGGCTTAAAGCCAGTCACTGTGCTTGACACCTTTATTGGTGCTACAAAGAATTTTCACGAAAGTGGTTTGTTTTCTGTCAGTATCTTTGGTAAAGTAGGAGATGAAAGAAGAAGCCGCAGGTTCTCCTACATCGACGTGAAGATCTCTATTTTCCATCCCACTATTTACAGAGCACTGACCAAGCTCAAGAAGATGTACGGTGAGATCATTGCTGGTAAGACCTACGCCACTTGGAGTGAAGAGGAAAAAGACTTTATCAAGTCTGATCCACTCAAAGGTCAAACAGGTTTTCAATTCTTTCGTGATCACTGGAAAGATATTGTTTTTAAAACGACTGACAGTGACCGCAGAGACCAGACCATTGCTTTGATTGACAAATACAAAGACAAAACCATGCTCAGCAAGTTGGTTGTTCTACCAGCAGGTTTGAGAGACTTTGAAATTGAAGCCGATGGTCGTCAGTCTGAAAACGAGATCAACAATTTGTACAGAAAGCTTTTGTCTCTGTCTAACAACATCAGCAAAGATGCTGTGGTCAGTAACCCAGAGATTTTGAACACCATCAGTTACTCCATTCAGTCGGCTTACAACCAGATTTATGATCTGCTTGAAAACTCGATTCAAGGTAAGAAAAAACTGCTGATGGGTAAGTGGGCTTCCAGACGAATCTTTAACGGAACTCGTAACGTGATCACGGCTGTGAACATCAACTCCAAAGACCTTGGGTCTAAAGGAAACATTGATGTCAATGACACGATCATTGGACTGTATCAGTTCTTGAAAGCCACGATGCCTGTGAGCCGGTTTAACCTTAGAAATGGTTTCTTATCCAAGGTGTTTACAGGAACCAATGCACCTGCTTTCTTGGTCAACAAAAAGACGTTCAAGAAAGAAGTTGTTGACGTGTCACCACGGATGATTGATGCTTGGATGTCTGATGAAGGACTTGAAAAAGTCATGACATCTTTCAAGGATATTTCTGTTCGTCACAAAGCCATTGAGATCGAAGGTAAGTATTTGGGACTCATTTATAAAGGCCCAGATAACACGTACAAATTGATGCAAGACATCGATGAATTACCACCTACTCGTTCAAAGAATGATGTGTTTCCTTTGACGTTTTGTGAACTTTTGTATCTTTCTGTCTACAAAACTTCGAACAATTATCCACTCTTTTTCACCCGTTATCCTATCACTGGTATCGGCTCAATCTATCCTAGTATGGTTTTTTTAAAGCCTACTGTTTTGATTGAAGAAAGAGCGGAGCTTGATGAGAATTGGCAACCCATGGATGACAGTCATACTGCTCACCAGTTTCCAATCGTAGGCTCAGAGTTCATTGACTCTTTGTCACCAGCGAGTCCTCACTTGTCAAGACTCGGTGCTGACTTTGACGGGGACACAGGTTCGGGTAATGCTGTCTACAGCGATGAAGCTATCACAGAGGTTAAAAACTTTCTGAACAGCAAACGTTACTACATTGGTACGGACGGAAAGATCACTTACAGTTCAAATACAGACACTGTTGCATATGTTCTTAGAAACATGACAGGTGATCCAGTAGCTACCACATAAAAGGATTCCAATGATTACTCAGGATATGTTCTACAGAAGGCACGGCGTGAGGTTGCCGCAGCACTTGATGACACCCGTTATCAGCACGCTTGATAAGTTTGAATTTCCCAGAAACAGTCTTTTAAATTACTTGACACTCGATGGCGTTAGAAGTGGTCCTGCTTCGGATGATTACTTTTTCCGTTTGATCACCAAACAAATTTTGATGGACCACGTGCTTGAGTTGTCTGACTCTAAAGGCACTCCTCGTAAAGTCAATTTGTCTGTTCTGCCTTACGTCAAAGAGTACCATACACGCAACAGACGTTTTCGGTATGTCAAAGATGTCAACAGCATCACCAGAGATGAGATGACGCTGTTGGTTTTGAATTTTGACTTCATTCCGAAACTCTACCGTTATGTTCGCAGTACTTTCAGCGAGTACTACAAATGGTGGAACATTCAAAAGACTTTGTGGAACACGGTCAATGTTTCAGCTTCGAGCAGCTCACGTCAACAATACATCTTTACAGACTTGCCTAAAATTCTGCCAAGTGTTACAAGTCTGAACAACTACTCAAAGATCACCAACAGTACTCTGATCAAAGTTTTCCCAAGTTCAGAGTCTTTGTTTATTTTAGAGCTGTGGAAATGGCTTAGTGTTGATAGCAGAGATTCTGGTGTGATGGCAGGTCTGGATAAAAACAATTTATCCAAAATCAACATTGTGTTCAAAGAGTCAGGCAGCTGGCTCATGATTAACTTAGGTGTGTTGGAAAGTTGGCGTTATGACCAGGACAACGAAAACCCTGAATCAAAAGCTCAGAAAGTTAAGATTGCTCCTGCACAGCTTCAGAAAAGACTTTTGTTTACGTTGATGAGTTTGATGGCTGTTCGCACTTCACCGGTTGATCCTGATCAAGAAACAGAAGTCGAAGAAAAGAAAGCTCTAGACACACCTCAAGAAGTTGAACAAGATGAAGAATCACGGCTTGAAAAAGCGGACAGGTTTTTAGAAAAACTTGAAAGTAATCTGGAAGACTTGGAAAAGATTGAAGAAAAATCTATTGTTGAGTTGCAACCTAACATAGTCAAAGCACAAACACAAAGTGTGATTAAAGATTTCCACACGGAAGTCTCTAACGAAGGCTCGGTGATTGCAATTTGTGATAAATTAGCTGAAGACGGATTACTCACCGCTGCTGTCTACAAAAACTTGACCACCAGTGCAGGGAACTACAAGAAGATCTTGGCACCAGACGGTAAGAGTACTTTGGAAGAGTTCATCAAGATCTCACCTGAAGACTTAACAATTTCTGCATCTAAAGCTATTCCAGACATCAAGACAGTCATTGATAAGTCAATGCTCAAGTCAAGCTTGCTTAACTTTGATCAGGACTACATCAACAAAGTGTTGGCTAAAGACATTGCCAGCATGGTTGTGAACGTACAAAAAGGTGGTGTGATTCTGAGCAATTACACGGTTGAGAAACAGCAAGACATGCTCGGTAATTACGAGAACCACATCATCCGTGTCCGTCCTGTAGAAGGTGTTGCTTCTACACTTCGTTTTAAATTACCTTCAGTCGATGAAGATGGTTTGATCAAGTACAACGGAACCAAATACAAATTGAGAAAGCAGCGTGGCGACCTTCCCATTCGGAAGATCTCTCCAGGCACTGTAGCTTTGACCAGTTACTACGGTAAAACATTTGTCAGCAGAAACACTAAGAAAGTCAACGATTACGCAACATGGCTCACCAACCGTGTCATGGAAAAAGGTCTGGACAATTCTAGCGTGGACGTGACAGACATTGCAACCAGTAATGTTTTTGACAATCAGTTCACTGGTCCAAGGACTTACTCTATTTTGGCAATGACATTTAAGTCACTGTCAGCCAAGGGTTACACATTTAACTTTGACCATTTCAAACGTGCTGCTCTGTTCGGTCAAGATGTTCTGGACAAACTTGAAGTCGATGGTTCAGTGGTAGTAGCCACTAATGGTAAAGGATCATTTCTGACCATGGACGCCAACGACATTTTGTACACAGCTGAAGGTGACAATCTTCGTTTGGAAGGCTCCGTTGAAGAGTTCTTTAAGATCGATGCGGCCAGTGCTCCGATTGAGTTCAGTGAAATCAAAATCTTTGGTGTTTTCATTCCTGTGTGCTTTTTCTTAGCCTACCAGTTGGGTTTTGATAATTTGTTGGAAATGCTTAAAGTATCTCCACGCAAAGTGCCTGCAGGTGAGCGAGTTGGTTTAGATGTTGATGAGTACGCAATTGTCTTCAATGACGTGACGTATGTATTTAGCAAAGACGACAAACTCGCCACGATGATTCTTGCTGGATTCTTGCAGTACGATAAAACGTTGAGAAAGTATCCTGCTCAGAGTTTGAACAATCCAAACGTTTACTTGAACATTCTGGAAGCTTCTGGTTTGTCAGCACGGTACTTAAGAGAAATCGATTTACTTAACAATTTGTTCATTGACCCGATCACTAAAGATCTGTTGGTCGAAATGAAAGAACCTACCACGTTCAGAGGTTTGTTGGTCAGAAGCTCAGAGCTTTTGCTGTTGGACAAACATCCTGATCAGATGGATATGAAGTACATGCGGATCAAGGGCTACGAGCGTTTAGCTGGTGCTGTGTACTCAGAGTTGATTCAATCGATTCGAGGCCATGGTGCTCGTTCTGGTAAGTCTACAAGACCTTTAGAGATGCATCCGTATGCTGTTTGGAAACGAGTGGTGCAAGACCCTTCCATGAGTTTGATTTCGGACATCAATCCGATTCAGAACTTAAAAGAAGTCGAAGCCATTACCTTCAGTGGTACAGGTGGACGCAATGCTCGAAGCATGGTCAGAAGTTCGCGTGAGTATCACAAGAACGACATGGGTGTGATTTCCGAATCTACCGTTGACTCTGGTAACGTCGCTGTGATTACGTACATGAGTGCTGATCCACAATTCAAATCTCTGCGGGGCACAACGAAACCTTTTGAAGGTAGTGATATTGATACGACAGCATTGCTTTCGACATCTGCTTTGCTTTCACCTGGAGCCTCTAACGACGATCCTAAACGGGTCAACTACATTTCTGTTCAACACAGTCATGGAATTGCTTGTGCAGGTTACAGACAATCTGCTGTGCGTACTGGGTATGAGCAAATCCTTGCACACAGAACAACAGATCTTTTTGCACTGACAGCAAAACAAGACGGACAAATCATCAGCAAGAATGCAACAGGCATTCAGATTCGCTATGCTGACGGCACTGTTAAGGGTTATGAGATCGGTAGACGTTTTGGTAACGCTGCTGGTTTGGTGATTCCTCACAATGTAACCTGTGATTTAAACATAGGCGATAAGTTCAAAGAAGGCGACATCATCTCGTACAACACTGGCTTTTTCGAAAGAGATTTGCTCAACCCTAAGCAAGTCATTTGGAAAGTTGGTATTACAGCGAAAACTGTTCTGTACGAATCAAGTCAAACTCTTGAGGACGCATCATCGATCTCTAAGGCTTTGTCTGAAAAACTGATGACCAAGCTGACCAAGGTTAAAACGGTAGTTGTAAAGTTCGATCAGTCGGTTAAAGGTCTGATCAAAGTAAACGATTTCGTGGAGCCTGAGAGTATTTTATGCACAATCGAAGATGCAGTCACCAGTAATTCTCAATTATTTGATGACGAATCTTTGAACACTCTTCGTTTGTTGTCTAATCAAACTCCTACGGCTAAAACCAAAGGAATCGTTGAGAAGATCGAAGTGTTCTACCACGGTGATAAAGAAGACATGTCTGAGACCCTCAGATCTATCAGTACACAGTTTGACAAAGACCTCACAGCTAGAAACAAATCCGTTGGCGGATCATCTCTGACTGGAAGTGTTGATGGTGATCTTCGTGTTGATGGTGAGCCTCTGGCACTGGACTCTGTAGCGATTCGCTTTTATATTACCAGTGATGTAGCTGCTTCGGTTGGTGATAAGGGTGTCTTTTGTAATCAGCTTAAAACGGTTTTCTCCGAAGTCTTGGCTGGAGAGATCAGAACTGAAAGAGGAGAGATCATTGACGCTGTGTTCGGTCAGAAAAGTATTCAAGACCGAATCGTGTTATCGCCTGCTTTGATTGGAACAACGAATACATTGCTTGATGTCATTGGCAAAAAAGCTGCAAAACTTTACAAAAAAGGAAATTGATTTATGTCTTTAGATACCGCTAAGGTTACTCAGACCGCTTTGGCTAACGCCACTGAGTTGACGACTTCGGTCATTTTGGCAGTCATTGGTAACGATGTCTCCGATAGCATCAACGGCACGCCAATTGGTAAAGGCATGTTGACCAACATCATTAATGCTCGGTTCCAAAAGAACTTGAACATTAATTAAACTGACCATCTAGAAAGATCTACTAAAATGATTAACATCGAAACAGCTTCTTCGGTCATTGGTTTAACCATGGTTGCTGAAAGCAAAAAAATGATGGTTGTTCCTGTTCCTGGAACACCTGTTGCTGACTTGGTCAACATCACTAACAATTCTGTTTCTATTACTGTTGCAGAAAGTAACCATCCTGTTGGTGAACAGTTGACAGACCATAGTTCGTCTTTGAGCATTTTCACCAAAGGCACCGATGGTGTGATCTCAACTCACAGCCGTGCTATGGATGAGTACGTCAACGAAATCAGCAAGGCAGTGACCTCGCACATTAGCTACGCTAAGAATGTGGTCAAACCTGCCGTGTTGGAGATGGTTGAGAACGTTCAGAAATCAATGACGTTGACCAGAGCTGCATCAGCAGAGTTCAATATCAACATTGTTGACCTTCCTTTGCCAATGCAAAACAGTGGCTTTGAAGATGCTGTCAGCTCCTACGCAGAAAAGACTCTGTTTAATCCTGAGTTTGATTTGAACCTGGGTGAGATGTCAAGTGAACAAATGCTTGCTCTGATTCAGACGGGCTCTACCCAACAAGACGCAGACATCGGTTTGTGGTTTGCAGGACTGAGCAGCGATCTGATTGCTTGTGTTTGGGGCAATGTGTTCAGGAACTTTAAAGTCAGTGCACCACCTGCTGTTAAAAGCATCGGTGAATTGCTTCTCGATAAGAAAACAGGTGTACACGCTGCACTGCTGACTTATCTGGCTGCACGTAAACTGTTTGAAGAAGTCCCTGAAAGCACAGGTCTGTCGCTGTCTGACTACAAAAACAGAGTTGCTCAAATCCGTGACTACGCTGGTGTTATCTTGTTCCGTGAATACACACGTTACAATTCATCTTTGAAAAACGGTACTTTGATCTTGTCAACTGACCCAAGTCGCAAGAGCGTCAACGTCAATGGTGTTGTCTATCGTGAGTGGCTGAAAACGGGTGGTACGAACGAAGTGATTTTGGGTATGCTTGTGAGCAACCAAAGTTTGTTTGGCACGAACCTGATCAATGAGCAAGCTGAGAAGTTCAAGCAAAGTTGGAGCACCTACGAGCAGTACAGCGTGACGGCTCAACGCAACGACAGTTTCAATACCTTTAAACAAGCTTTGAAATTGGCCTTTGATGCTGGCATGGCTAACATGTCTGCAGAAGAAGCTGCACTGAAGGAAGAAAAGCCTGAGATGTTCTCTCAGATCAATCTGTACTTCTTGGACGAGTTGGCTTTGATCAGAACTGGTGACATGAAAGACATCAATGCAACTTGCTTAAAGCTCGTTTGCAGAAGCCGTTACTTCTACACCAGTGCTGAGAAAATCCTGCAAAGCATCAACGATGCCATGCACTCTAACCCCAACATGAGTGTTCGTGACGCTGCTGCAATTGCTGCCATTGAGTATGTCACTGATTACGTGAGTGACCAGTTGAAAATGACAATGTAATAGGATACAAGCATGAACCCTAAGAACCTCATTCGAGATGCTAAGAAAGTTCATGCTTGTCTTCAAGAGTTACCTGACTCTAGACTCATTGCTTTGAAGCCGTGCAAGATTTATGTTCCTGCACGCTTTGAGGATCAAGGACTCTACGAACAAGTTGGCGCAGATACTTACATCGTAGGTATTTACGCTATTGTTGTTGAAGACAAGTATTACGGTATCTCGCTTGTCAATGCCATGATCAGGATTGAACCGAGCAGTGTGTTGAAAGTCAAGATCAACAACGAAGATTACTTTGAGTTCACGTTTGCTGAAGGCTCCACAGTCTTTAGTTCTGTGAACCTGGTGAAAAACGATGTGCTTGTTTACAAGATCTACAACGAATTCATCTCCAAAGGTAAGATTCCGTGGTATCTGAACTACATAGACACGGGTAAGTTGTTTGACTCTGCTTACTATCACGCCGGTGCTAACATTGGACAAGACCCTGAAGTTACTGAGCTGATTGTCTCGATCATCACACGTGATGCAAGTGATAAAGTCAAGTACTACAGAACCACTATCAACAAAACTGAAGAAGATGTTGATAAGACACCTTCTTTTATTCCATTGGAGAGTGTGACCTATGGTGCTACTAACACGACTAACAAACTCGCTGGTAGCTACTGGCAAGAAGGTCTGACCAGCGCACTTGTCAGTCCGAGTACTCGGGTAGAGCGGATCGAGTCTATTCTTCGACGTTAAACAAAAAAATTTAAAGGATCTTACATGTCAAGCGTCCGCTTTACTTGCACTGCTTTAGCAGGAACAAACAAAGTTGGTCATTTGCCTGTGGACAAAGACGGTTACTACACCATGGTGGTGGGTGGACTGAACATGTTCAACAGTGCAGGCCAGTGGTATGAATACGAAGGCGCTAAGTCTCTTTTCGAAGAGTCTAGCCAGTTCATGCGGAGAATCAAACGCGGCGCTCTAAGGGGCGAAGTAGGCCATCCTAAGCAGTTGCCTGGACAAAGCTTTGATGGCTACCTTGCACGTGTGATGGAAATCGAGCCAACCAATGTGTGTGTTCACTTCAAAGAGATCTTTTTAGATTTCAACCGAATGAAAGATGCATCTGGAAAGCCTGTGATCGCAATCATGGCAAAGTTGATTCCTTCTGGTCCTCATGGTCCTTCACTCGAAAGATCTTTGAAGAACAAGGATGAAAACGTTTGCTTTTCTATCCGGTCTTTCACCAGAGACTACTACGACAAAGGTATCTATGTTCGTCAACTCAAAAATGTGATCACTTTTGATTATGTTGTTGAGCCTGGTATCTCGATTGCCAACAAGTTTGAAGCTCCATCACTGGAGAGTCATTCTGATAGCGTCGTGACCAGAACACAGATCGAGCGAGTCATGTCCACTAAACCTACTTTAGTAGGTGCTGAGAGTGGTTCAATGAGTGCAGAAGATTTGTTTACCTCGTTAGGCTGGGAAGTTCCCAAAGGCGTCAAGCCGCCGTTTAGCAACTGGTAAGCTGCCATACTACTCCTACACCAAGTTTAAAGCCTCCTACGAAGCTTTAGACCTGTTGTGGGGGTTTATGCCGTCTCAATTACAACCCAAGGTGTATTGTAAAATATTTCGAACATATATAATCTTACTGTAATTAGCTAGCTTTGTCTACTAATCACTGTGTATTTTTTACTGCAAGGTGCTAGATTATGAAAAAGGAGAAAGTAATTTAATGACAAAAATTCTTAAACACGCTGGTGTGGAATACGATCTGGATCTACTCGTGACTATCAAAGGTCAGGGTACAACTATCAAATCAAACTCTGAGGAATGTATTGCTGACACAAGCACTATCGTCAGTGCTGATATTCAAAAACCACTTGTTGTCAAACAAGGTAACAAGTTTTTGATCTTGGTCGATACAGCACACCCTCGCAGTGAGAGATCATTTCAAGTCACCTTGATCAGTAAACACATCTTGAAGAAAGCTAAGATCGAAGTGAAACCAATTGACAGTCCTGTCGGTCGGGTTATTTCACAAGGCGGCTTTAAAGCAGGATCACCCTGGAAGCTAGTATCTGAGTCGGCTCGACAAGAGTTCATGCGTTAACCAGTTTTTCCCCATTGCTTACCAGTTGCCAGTGGTCAACTCGTAAGAATTAATTTCGAACCACTAATTTTTTATCAACTCAAAGGAAGTATTTTCATGACAACAGAATCCAAAGTCAAGCCCGAAGTCGCAGCAATGGCTGAGACCATCCAAGGTCACATGTCCGTCAACAAGAAGGAAGGCAAAGTCGACCTGAAAGACGAAGGCACGATTTACGAGAAGACTCTGCCTGAGCACATCACCATCAAGATGGCTGAGGATGTCTCTGAGCACAATGCTGTGTTCGTCCCTGCAGCTCTGCTCGCTTTCGGTAAAGTCGGCGCTGAGGCCCTCAAAGGCAACAAAGCCGCAGAACGTCTGACAGCAGTCATCCCAATGGCTTCGCATGACAAAGTCTCCCTGACGATGGACCGCAAGTTCGTGACCCACCCACCAGGTGATGCTACCAAAGAGATCACCCATTACGGCTACGTGTCTGCAAAACTGGATGTGCGTGCCGGTCGTAACAATGCTTCACTCAAAGCTGCTCGCAATGAAGTTTGCGATTTGGCGTTTGCTGCATTGAGCAAATAAGAAAATAAAGAAAATTATATAGACAACCAACAAGCTATGAACAGCTTTGTTGGTTGTCTATACTTGCCTTAAAAATTTTTTGTATTTCAAATTACGAAACGACCTAATAATGATCACCGAAAAGACGGAAGAAATCGCTCTTATTCAAAGAGCTTGTCCTAAGAGTGTTTCAGACTTCTTAGAGAAACCCAAACCGATTGCCAATGCAAACATGTTCAGTCGTGTCGCGACATTTCACGACATGATCAAAGATCTAATTCGTCATGAAGGTCTTCAATCTTCTGGTCGTTCGATCAACAATTCAAACGGATACAGCGAACAATATTTGTTCTTTACAGATGATAGCGAAAGCTACGCTGTCAAGATCAACCTCTTTTCGTGTGAACAGTGGCAGTCTTACACACGCGCAATCTTTAAACCTGCATCCATGCTTGGCTACAACAAACTTGTAGAGCAATGCAAAGTCAGTATTTCTGAGAAATACAAACCCGTCGTTTTGAAATTATTGTCAGACATGATGGTACTGTCCCGCCAAGATTACAACTTCTACTGCGATGATGACAACGGAGACTTATTCTTTACAGTCGAGAATAACAAGAAATTTACGAGAATGCATCTCGAAGTCATTGCCGCCAAACTGGACTAAGAAATAAAAAAACAAACATAATGCTAGTACTCCACGGATCAAACCGTGGAGTACTAGTTATGCCATTATTTTTTTTTATCTTCTGACAAGAGCGCTAGCGCCCAAATCTTCAGCACCAGGCTTGTAGCCAGTTCTGCCGTCAGCCACCACGTCAGCGGTAGGACCTTGAGCAAACGCAGGACGCAAGTATGGGTTAGCGTTAGCAATGTTGATGTTATCGAGCAGGTTCTGAGCCAAGATGTTTCCACCCAGGTTGAACTGACTGATAGCCGTGAACTCAATGCTCAATGACAGCAATTCGAAAGCTGCGGTCAAATCACGTTTACCAGAAATGTCACCCGTCAGTTTAGGGAACATGTTCGTTGACAACCATGACTTCACAACCTTGCGGTGTGTTGGATCAGGCTCAATGAAGATCATGGTCGCCGTGTACTGGTCAGGCAGCATGTCAGTAGGGCTGTTAGCACCCAAGGTGCCGACGTTTGCTACTTTGGTATCTGGGTCCATCATTCCGTAAGTAATCCAGTCTTGCAAGAAAGACTGAATAGGACGGCCATATTTTTCATCAAACGTGAACACAGGCTGTGAGCGCTGACGAGTCACGTTAGTGAACTCTTCTTGCACTTCACCACCACCACCGACTGGAGTGTCAGCGGTATCGACGGTCAAACCTGCGTTCAGGCCTTCGATGGTACGTGGATGCAGTTCAACCAATGCCTTCAGGGTCTGAATCCATTTTTCTGGATTTGGCATTCTGTTGAAAAATGCTGGTGGTTCGAGCAACAAGCAAAACAGATTACGTTTGAGGTAATTTGCATTGCTGATGAACTGACCTGGCTCAGGTGCAAAACCAAACTGACCACCTTTAGCGAGATCGAGCATAGGTTGCGTTGCACCAAGCGAGAAAGCTTTGCCTTGAAGCAAAGTATCGGTAGTACGGGACATAAAAGGACACTCCTTGGAGAATTAGTAATCTAGCTGTTTTCAAAGAGTGAAGAGACTTGACATCTCTTCACTCTTTATGCTCTCATTTTTACGCCCCGAGATCAGAGATCCGGAAAGCCTGCACGTTGGTGGTCATGACAGTGAACATGCTTGGTCCAAACAGCTTGACTGGCACCGTGATGCTGTAGCCGCGCTGCAGGTCAGCGTCAGTGAAGAACGCTGCTGGCTGGATCACATAACGACCATCAAACTTGTTTTCAAGCTTGTTAGAGATGAACGTGTTGATGCGTTCAGCCAACTGAGCATTCGTCAAGTAAGCTTGACCACTGAATTCTCTCCAAGCTGCCACAGTGACTTTATTGATCTGGCAGATAGCCATTGCAGTAAAGAAGCTGTTCAGGATCGAGGTGTCGTTCGAGTAGACAGTCTTCAACGCTGGGAAGAAGAAGCTACGACGATCATAGGCTTGAACATAGTTCAGACCCACATCCCAATCCTTGTTACGAGCAGCTGCAGAAGTGAACGTGACGTTCAAGTCTGTCAAGAAGTCCAAGATGGAACCAGGAGCACCGTCGAAGTTGAAGCCAGACTTCCAACGACCATCGCCAGCGCCCATGTAACGTGCAGCTTTGATAGCGATTTCCATCACAGCTGAGACTTTACGTGGATACTGAGAGTTACGCAGTTTACCGCTACGACCAATGATCATTGCACGAGCAACAGGCGTTCCAAAGTAGTCCGACTCTGGGTACATCATCGCACGAGTGCGAAGAGCGATAGCCAAAGAGTTTTCTTCAGAAGCAGTCAATTCAGGCTGACCATCAGTGTGAGTAGACAACACCACGAAAGTGTCTTTACGCTTGCCGATGAAGTTGCACAAAGCGTACTTAGCTTGCAATGGGAAACCGCTGTCATAGATGATCGATTCAACGTTCGTTGCAATGTCTTGCACTGAGCTGGTGTCGTCAATGTAGTCTTGCATACGTGCAATCACGCTAGTTGCAAAAGCTTCATTGCTCATCGTACCGTCAGAACCACCAGCAGCGAAGATGTTGGAGAACTCAGTCAAACGAACTGTACCCGTACCACCCGTCACAAACTGGAACGTGTTGTAAGGAGCACCGTTGGAAGACGTACCACCAACGAAGTTAAACAGATAGCTCTCATCAGCTTCACCAGTGAAGTCGTTTTCAGAGTAACCCAATGGGAACTCAGCTGCGTAGAACATATCGACCAACGTCTTGATATTGTTCTCGTAGATTGCCATCGTGCCGAAGTCACCAAAGACTGCTGGGAACGCTGGGTCGCTAACATTCTGATAGCTGTCCAAGAATGTATTGCCGATGAAAATATTCTTTTCAGTATCAGGATCGATAACGCCAGGCTTAGCCACAACAGTGATGAACTGCTCAGAGAACTGAGTAGGAACGATGACTGGTGTTGCTTTTTCATCAGGGCGACGGATGACAGCAATGCGGAAAGGATAAGCTTTCTCTTTTGCAATCACGTTAGCCTTGACTGACCCATCGTCTTTGACGGTAGGTGCCCACAGACGGATACCACCGTTGTTACCATAGCTTCCAAAGCTAGCTGCTTTGAATTGGAAAATGGGGTAACGCTGTGACTGCAGCAAACTCACGGTGTCGGTTTGATCACCAGGAGTAATGGTAGCTTTACCGAAGTTCTCAGCAGCTACGTTAGTGCCCAAAGAAGTCACTACCCATTTGACAGTGTAACCAGGGGCAATACCAGCTTGACCCGTCACAGGAATCTTGTCACCTTCGATGTCAGTTCTGAAACTACCGTCTGTGTTTCTTTGGTACTGAACAACGTTTGTTGGCAGCACATCCAAAGACAGTAACAAGTTCGACTCAGGACCAGCATCAGTCGGTTTGATTCGCTCGTACATTGCTGCGTTGCCTTCAGCGTTGACCAGGTTCGACAAGAGGGTTGCGTGGTTAGCAAACTTCTTGCGCAGATCAAAGGTGTCGGCACCGTACAAAGAAACGCGAGAATCACCGACAGCCAGTTGTGCTTTCAGTGGGCCTTTTTGGGCGTAAAGATAGATCTTGGGGCAATGCTGTGGAGTTGCTTCTGCGACTCGTTGAAGTTGCCTTGTGCTGAGATCCTGCGTACCGAGCAGGTTAGCCATAGGCGCAGCATTAATGATAGTTGCTTGCATATTTAATCCTTGTGAATCCTATGAGTTAAAAAGATGCCGTGGTTGTGCTTTGCATCATAGTAATTTAAACTATCTGCTTGAGGCTACGCCTGGATCTAATCGACGAATAATTTATTGAGAGGGTTTTGTGGTATGGGTTTATCGCATAGTTGGTTTGCGCCTATCCATAAAACTCCTTTTGATTTAAAGTAAAAAAATACATTGTTTGTTTATGTTACATAAAATTGATGAACAGTCAAATAATGTGCGTTATTTTGAAATCACATTACAAGAAAGAAGAGAAAGAAAACCATGAGTATCTTTAAAACACCTTACCAGACAACCGTAGGTAAAAACTCTGTTGTCTCTAAAGTTGATCTTGCTTTGAAAGAAACATTGGTTTTGTCGGACTTCGTCAATGACAAGTCCCAGGAACAACCTTACCTGAAGATGATTGCAGGAGTAGAGTCTTCAGAAAAGAATGTGCCTGCGTTTGTTCATCCGATTGAAGTTACTTCGGTTGATGGTAACAAATATCTCTGTATGGACATGAGACCATTTGTCAGAGTAGACAATGGTAGAAGCGGTGAAGACTCCATCATTGTCAGAAATACCAGCGAATACAAACTCGCTGAAGCACGCATGATCATGACCAAGTCATGGATTGTCAACGGTCCTCAAAGTATTTCTGGTTTATCCATGCTACCTTGCAGTGTATTTGCAAGTTGGATCAGTGAGGGTATCTCTCATCGTTTTGCATTAGATCCTTTGGATCAGCTCAAGCTTTCGATTCTTTCTGCCTTTTATTATCAATCTTTGTTCTTACCTGTCGACGAGTTTGACAACGAAACCAAAGAGAAGATGAATTCTGTTTGTATGAAAGTCACAAGAGCACCAGCGAAGATTGTCTACGAGACAACCGACAAAGTCAATAAGATTTCTAGCGTTATAGAGTTCTGTGACGCAGTAAAGTCTATCTTGCAAAATAGCAGATTAGTTGACTTCAATGCTGGCTTCTTGATCACTGTACTGAAGAACAGCTGGTTTGGAACCAACGCAGCAGACATCATGGCTGTAAGCTTAGAGCATCCACCCACATGGGTCAGTGTGATCTATACGGCGTTGTCAGAGAGAACTTTTAGAAACTCTAACCTGTGCAGAATCTCTGAGCGCTACAACAAAGACACATCGTTTGTCAAAGCTTTCGTAACGTTAGCTAACGATGTGTCTGGTAAATTTGACGACAAGTGAGTTTTTGACATAAAAACATTCAGCTATTGAGTCAGCGGGGTCAGCCTTGCTGACTCAATAGCTGGGACTATTTTTTAGGCTTTACCATGTATGATTTTTTAAAAGACCACGCTCTTAAGAACGTTTGGTGCAGTCCAGAGCAGGACAGACAATTAATCCTTGAGCCAAAAAGGATTACACCACCAGGAGGAGTTAGTCGCTATTTAACGATTGCTCAGCGCAGAACCAACATGCCTGATAATCGCACGAACTGGCATATCTACCAGATCGGTCAGCTGCATCCCATGATCATTGGGTTGCTTCCAAAAATGGATGTGTGGCAAAACTTCTCTGCTGCTATGAATGAACGCAAAATGATTTGCGACATTTATGTCAACAGTGGTCTTCAGCTTCCACGGTACGATACATTTTACATGTTCAACTCCGACCGTAACTTGATCATGGCTGTCAGAAAGAATCCTTTCTTAGCTTATGATTTTGATGAAGACAATATTTATCTTCGGTTGTACACAAACGCTTACTTTGCGTCGCTTCGTTCGGATGCTATCGTAGACAGAGTGTTTACCGCTGGCACTACACCTCGCCAGATGAGTAATTTGCTTGAGTTTCAGATGCTCTACGACACTTACAAGACAAAGCCAGGTTTGACTTATGCGTTTGTTAATGGTTTCAAAGTCAGTGACATCGATTTGCTAAGTGCTAAAGTTGGTGATTTTTGTGAGTTTGTCTACGACAGTTCCATCAAGAAGGTATTTGATTTCAAGATCAGCGACCTCAATGTGTTTAACAGCACTATGGACTTGAAGAGAAAGTATCTGCTCCACTACGCAGGCGCTGATGATGGCACGATTGATTATCGTGACGACATCGATATCTTTATCTTGGACCCTATGGTCAACGGTAAACACAAAGGTTTGTACTACCACAAGAACCAAGACGATTCGATGCGAATGGTCACACACAGAGACTACTCTGTACCAACACCTTACGTTCTAGGTTACTTTGATGAACTCAGAGATGAGGCTTTGCGTATCAATGCGTCAAACACCATCGTGTTTGAAAATCTCTACGTTCGGTTGCATGTTAGAAAAGCAGGCTACGACAGAGATTTATTAGAAGAATCTAATCGCATCAACGATCTGTATAAACTCAGTGAAGTTGAAATCGTCAGAGCCATGGTTGGTTTGGATGCTGTCGTAGACAATTGGAAAGCCGAAGTACTCGAAGCTTCAGCTTACACTGAACTGATGGGTAAAGATTGCTGCGACATTACCAATGAGTTGGTTCAAGAAGCTTACGGATACAACTTGATCAGTAAAATTGTTGGTAACACACCTGCTAGACCTTATAACTTTTCTCAACGAAGAGTTATTGATGTTCCGTATGGTTTACAAACAGGTATGACTGCTTACGAATATGATGCTCAAGGTAGACTCTTAGAGTATCACCAACAGTTTGTTGGCTCTTTGTACGTGACTAGAAATCCACTGACAGAGATTGTAGAACTCGTGGGTGGGTTGGGTAGTCAAATTGTTTCAGACAGAACTGGTGTTGATTCAATCCCTGTTGATCCAACTCAAGCATTCAAAGTTTATTTCAATCCATCAGCACAACCTGCTATTACAACTGGTTGGACAGACGTTACGGCTTTGAACGATTATGTCGTCGTGGACGGCTACTTCAAACGCTCTGACAATCAAACTAACGGTCAGTTCATGATCAGAGATGAGAAGAGATTCTTAGCTTATAATTTTGAATTGTCAATGGGTGGTGGTGAACTCAGGTTTAACTTAAGTCAGACGGGTCAGATCAATGGCGACATTGTCTCGACACGTATGTATGTTCCTATGGGTGAGTTGGATATCTTTTTAAACAACAAGCCACTGATCAGAAACTTAGACTACATTGTCAAGTTCCCAGAAGTGTGTATTGTCAATAAAGAGTATTTGGATGATCCATTAAACAAACTTCAAAAGATCCATGTTCGCTTCACGAGTTTTTGTGATGAGCAATTGAACTTGAGTCCTGTGAGTGATGTTGGGTTTATCAAGCAAGGAACATTGTCAAGAAATAACAAGTACGACCTCAGGGACGACAGGGTTATTCGTATTGTCGTGGACGGTATGCTCAAGACCAAACAAGATCTCTTGTTCTCAGAGACGACCAACCAAGTCAGTATTTTGAATGTAGCCAATGGTAAGCCTTACAGCGTGCGTGATGTGGTAGTTCCTTTGAAATACTTGAGTACACAACCTAGTTTTATCTTGAAGAAAAAATCAGTGTTGATCGATCAAGCAGTCAGTAGCTACTTGACTATTAAGCTTCCACAACCGGTGATTTCTGCACCTAGTGCAATTGTTGCTCGTTACACGCTTTATAGCCCATTCCTGTGTGCAATCATTTACGATCTGATCAACGGTGTCATCACCACTGATGATATTCGAAACGTCATCAACTCTGATGCAGTCAGAGCTATTTGTGCACCTTATGAGAACTTGCTCTTCTTTGATCCTTCACAGCAGGTCAACCCTGTTGATGGTAATTTTGTGATTGTTCATCCTCACAACCTGAACACGGTTATCGAAGTTGATTTGTTTAGTTACAAGTTCCTTGAAAAAGTGACAAAGATCTATACAGGCGATTACGTTAGCTTGTCACCCTTTTTAAGTTTAAAACCAGTTTAAGGAAAGTATTGATTTATGCCAACTCCAATAATCATTTCAACGGCAGGCATTACGGGAACAGACGGCGTAACACCCGTCTATGATCCGAGTGCTAGATGGTGCTGGTGGGAACTCGGTGAAATCTACGTCGGCACCTTAGGAGCGAAACGCTATGTTCCTAAGATTGGCGACTACGTCATGGACAAAGAAATCTACGCTGTGTACAAAGTAGAAGACATTGACCCTGTGACTTTGATTGCTGACTTAAGAGCCGTGACTCAAACACTCTCAGGTAGTATGACAGACGACGATATTTTGTTTGGCGTGGGTCCTGGAACTCAAGCAGACACGTATAGAGTTTATCTGGATACGTCTGTGCTTCCTTACGTGCTTGCCGTGGATGCAAGACTCAAGGTCGGTGGCAGTGCTTCGAGCTACGCCAGAATCTTCAAGGGTTCTGATGTCTCCAACACACTCAATTTGATCAGTGCCTTGTTTGACCAATCTGGAACATTGCTGACGCTGAACATTCCTTTGGAATTAGCAGCGATTGACTCACACACCAATAACTCGATCAAGGTTGTCGGTGTCTGTCATACACGGGAAGCTTTGGAAGATGGTGAGCTGGTCACTTGTGTGATTTACAATGACGTGGGTCATGTGGTTTCTAAGCGCCAGTTGCTCGTTGAGAACACAGCGTTCATTCGTTCGATCAATTCGGCTCAGAAGTACATTACTGGATTAAGCATTCAGACGCCGTTCTTGTCTTCTACGACTGATAGCTTGATTGAGTTTCCTGTCAACGTTCCTTTAGCTGGTATTGACCTGTTCGGTATCGTCAACTACTCTGACGGCACCAGCATCAAAATGCCAGTGGATAATACCAAGTTTAAGATCTTCGGTCTTGAGCAGTATTTGGGAACTGTGGTTGGTCAACGAGTGGATCTAGTTTTGTCTTACACGGTTGGTGCCGACGAAGTTGTCTACGGCGCTGTCACTGTCAATGAAAAGAAGTTTGTCACCAAACGTCTGACTTTGTTGGCTTTGGAACAAGACGGTGCTTATGCGGTCAAGCTGTTTGGCTTCCCTGTGTGGCAAGGAACTGCTCTGGGTTACAAGATGAATTGGTTCTTGTATACACTTGACAGAGATGTTTCGTACAATGTGACTGAGCTGGTCAGATTCAACGCTCAGACAGGACCCTTCCAGCCAAAAGCTTACGGGTTCTTACAGAACTTGTCGGTCAGTATCAACCTCAGAGATATCAATGGATCGTTCAGATCTTACATTCACGCACAGACGATTGCAATTACGTTGCTAGAGCCTGGTGATGCAAGAGCAACGAACTGGACCATTGGTTTTGACGCGCTGCAAACTCCTCCTTACGGTATTGGTTTGAAAGCTACTGTCAACTATGTCAATGCTAACTTGAACATTGTTCGCATTGACTCAGGGATTGCTACGTTTGAGGAATGGCTGCAGAGAACTTACTTTGCAACGAAACCGATTACCAATACGCAAAAAGAACTGACTCCTCCAAGGCCTAACTTCTTTATCATCAAAAACGGACCTGTTTCTGCTGAGTTCAGTATCGCAAGCTGGAATGCGAACTTGCAGGTAGGTTTTGGTATTGTAACTAACGATACGATGTTTGTAGAGTTCATCTACAGAACACCGTCAGCTGATGTCAAGCTTGGTGTTGCAGGTCTTCCGATCTACAACGTCTAAGATACAGACGGCATAAATGCATACTCCTACTACTAAGCTTAATTGCTCGGTAGTAGGAGATATGCCCTTAAATTTTTAGTATGTCACTACATCGTTGGAGTTGACACCTCTATAACGGATATTAGTGCTATAGTCTCTTTGCATTTTGTTGAATCGATCGTCCATAGGTCTGTATTCTTTTCTGGCGTTTCTTTTCTTTTCTCTCAATGAGTTAATCAACTCATCAACAGAAAATATTTCACCGTCTTCCAAGACCAGTTGCCTGTTGAGCATTCGAAGTGTGTGTTCAAGCTTTTGAATCACAAACGAGTCTTGCTCTTTGTCGATCTCTTCATAGAGACCTTCTATCTTCTGCCTGATTTCTTGCTGCTCTTGGTTGACCATGTATTCTTGAGCCGTCTTGATTTCTTTACGGTCTACTTCAGAGAAAATATTTCTACTGTCGATTCCATAAAACGTCAAGTTCTTACCCAAGGTAATCAACCAGAAGCAAAGCAACCACGCAATCACCATGTCGTCGTTTTCTCCAGGCATGTGGTCTACTCGCCCGTTAATTGTTACCAGTGACGTGACTTGGTTAATCGTCAGTTTGTGTTTGATCTTGTCACCAGCTTTTTTAGCAGCCAGCTGGAGCGTGTTCGAATACAAGTCTGAACGACTAGCCATACCAGAGCCAGCAGTAGCGAAACCAAAATTTTTCTTGTAGATCACATAAACATCTTTGTTTCTGCGACCCATTGGAACATTGATCTCTTTGAATCTTTCAGGGTTCTCTTTGTGATCGTTGACCACTGTGTTAAAGATTCTCTTGAACGGATCAATCCCTAAAGAAGGAAGCATCCAAAGCAAGTAATCAATAATTGCAACACCTGAAGATTTTCTCTCGATGATCAAGGTTAGATTTTCAAACCGAGTAAACCAAGTACATAACCACTGTGCGAAGGTGATAAGGTTTGTTTCGTTATATGTTCCAGCGGCGATAGTTTCAGCTGTAGATACATCAGTAATAAACAAAGATATATCGTCACCACCAGAAGCGTCACTGGTATCCATTCCCATAACGTAGTGACCAGAAGCCATGCGTTTTTCAATATCTGCTTCATCAATAAACCATTTTGTTAAATATGCATAAGGAGGGTCAATGCTAATGTAAGACTCTTCTTGTTCAGACTTTCTCATCTCTTCAAGAACTTTGACAGTCAAAGGTGATGTCATTGTACCAGAAGTCCAAACGTTAAAGAAGTCCCGATCGATGGACTCAGGGTCATTGTTTTCAGTTTCATCAATAGCTTTGCGAAGCCATTGATCTGATTTACCCAATTGCTTATGATTGAACGTACAGTTCACGCGAAGCTTACCGCCTGGACAGTTCGAGACAATCATTGCCTCAAGCTCTGTAGTATCGTGGCAATCAAAAAATCTCTCAGAATACTCTGCTGATTGAGACAACCTGGTATAGATCTCTTTACCATCACGGTCATCTTTCTTACCGGCAGTGGTTGTCAAGATGGTGCCGTATGGATCACCGTTAACCCTTGCAATGTCACGAGCAGCAGTACCGGCAGCCAGAGCTGCTGGCATGGAGATACCAATGTTCGATTGGAAGGGACCCTCGTCAATCAAGAAGATTGGACTGGTCAAACCACGACCTACGTTAAGCGCAGCTTTAGGAGACTTTTGTGGAACGTGTGCTTTAAAACTATTACCGAGTGATCCGATCGTGATCTCTTCAGTGTTGTTCGCGTCGCGTTTCGTTCTTTGCTTCAAGTAGTGCGGTAACTCAGAGTCAATGTCTTTCAAACGCTGAATGTTATCTGATCGCAGATTATCATCTTTAGTGAGCAAGTTAATCTGCGTGTTAACACAGCGAACATTGATCAGGTAAGTCGCTAAGGTATTGACTGACAAAGACTTACCCGTCTGACGAATCTGAATCAGAAACAAAGTAATGTGGTTAAAAAAGAGCCAGAACAAAGCGATGTTACCGCGATTGGCTTCAAGAGGTGTTGCAGTCAAACTACCCGAGGAAGGTACTCTGGCTATCTCTCGGAAAAAATACCATGGGTTGATCTTGCATTCCAAAGCAATCAAAAATTCCTGATGAGGTGTCAGGTTCTTACTGAAAGGATCAACACCTTGCAGATCTGGGTTTACCAACGCTAAAATGAAAGCATTGTTTTTAACACCCATTTGTTTGTAAACCATAGCTTGTCTGACAAAGCTTCTATTGGTTGTCTCTGTGTCAATAATTGCTGTTGGAAACAAAGACCAATCTTTTTGAAATAAAATCATAATAAAAATTATCCTAGACAGCTTGTGTATATAAATTTACAAGCTTTGTAAGTAAAACATAAATCATTCAACAAACCTTCTTCAAGGCTGTTGAATGATTTATTTGTTTTGCAGTCGTTAACTGTAGTAGTGCATCGAATACGCACGAAGGATGATGTAGAGCAACAAACCTGTACGAACACTAGCAATGATGCTCTCGTTGGTAATGCCTGTTGCTTTGGCTACTACGGTTTGGGCTTTTTCCCGAACCCTAAGTAATTCCAAATCAGACGAACGGGATGACATATAGACGCCCCTAATAACCGTAACAAGGCTAGCCAGATCATTTGTTTCCCTCACTAAGTTTCTGTGGTTGCCGATATAACTAAAACTGTGTGTCAAACAAAGATCAACCAGTTCATCAATCTCAGCAGCGCCATTTTTCCTGTAGTTAAGTGAAACCCAATCGAGCGTTTTGATCAGCAACTTTGGAGGCATGGTGTGCTGAATACTTTTAACAATCTCCAGTAACTCATCTTTGATGAACGAGTTAGGGTCTGTGATGATTGAGTGCAAGTATCTGGTATAGTTGATCAAGCTTTTGTTTTTGTCCTTCAAAATCTCTTGACCTTCAAACTCAATGGTTGAAGAGGTCTTTTTGACTTTGAGGCCTTTTGTTTTGACATCGACTAAAACACTGTAGATGTTTTTCATCATGTCTCTGATCCGACCCTGAGTATCGTTTAAACACTCTACGAGGTCTTTGTCGCTGTCCAACTCCTTGAGTGTACTGCTCCATATCCCTTGAGGGTCTAAGAGGTTCTCAGCTCTGTACAAAAGAGTCGCTGACCAACTGCCTTTTTGTTTCAGGATAAACTTCAAACTCAGTTGTGAGTAAGCTGCTTCTGCCAGATCAGGATCAGCTGCGTACTTGTAGTACCTGAACAATAAACTGGTCAGAAACTTATAGTTCAAAACCAGTGCAGCGTCAATACAACCATTTTCTTTTTGCTTGTCTGTCAGCATGTGTGAGTTAAGAATAGAGTGAATCACCCATAACACAGAGATGTTGAAGATATCGCTAGAGACATGTCGGTTGGCGTTGATAGTAGGTAACTCTAGGACACGCTCTTCAATGGTGATGTCATCGATTCTTAAAACATCGTTGAACCACTTTTCTTTGTCCTGTGTTGTAAACCTGACAATTTGCACACCAGTCAAGTTACCACCGAAGAACGTCATGTGGTCTTCGTTCTTGTTGACAAACTCAATTTGGTATTGGTTGATTCGTTTGATCAGTTCAGCGTCGATGCGTACATGCGAGCATTCCTCATCAAAGATAGACTTAACGTTTTTCTCCATGGTGGCCACCCCTTAAGCGTTTAAACGATTAAGAAAGCTCTCCATACCGAAGACAAACTTCATGTTAAGTTTCTCGCAGCGCGCTTCCATGGCTGAGAAGTAAGACTCATCGAAAACAACTGTATTACCTTTGGATGCATCGTACTCATAGTCAACCACGAAATAATTATCGCTATTGTCGTTTAAACTAGAATTGAGAAAGTTATCATTAGCAGCTTCAGCAATATTTGAGTCTGTCAGCATACTGTAGTCAACTACATAAGCTCTGACATTTTTCTTCAAAGGCTTGAAATTATTAGACTCAATTTGTCTGGCAATGGTGGCCACCCCTTGTGGGACAGTTTGACCATAAGCTGCTTGGATTGCATGAATCGTTCTGATGGCATCGTTAGCCTGAGACTCAAAAACAATTTCATTGGTCACTGTGTCTTTCTTAGCATAGACTACAGACAAAGCTTTGGTGTAGATCTCTGACAAAGGACCAGTCATGACGATTGTAGGTTGATCCTCTTCCTTGACTTCTTCTGGCTCTTGGGTTTTGACTTCATCTTCAGTCATTCCTAAGAAAGCAATTCTCAAAGTTTTATTCAT